CTGCACCTCTATAACCGGCCGTAGCTGCACCTCTATCACCGGCCGTAGCTGCACCATAAGAACCGGCCGTAGCTGCACCACTATCACCAGCCGTAGCTGCACCACTATCACCGGCCGTAGCTGCACCTCTATCACCAGCCGTAGCTGCACCTCTATAACCGGCCGTAGCTGCACCTCTATCACCGGCCGTAGCTGCACCTCTATAACCGGCCGTAGCTGCACCTCTATCACCGGCCGTAGCTGCACCTCTATAACCGGCCGTAGCTGGTTTACATTCTTCAGCATTACATCTGTTAGTGCATCTCTTTCTTGTATACTCTATTGCAGCTTTCACAATACCTGCTATACCAATCTCAGCCTTTATTTTCAAATCAGACACAGCAAGCTTTGCATCATCCGTATCATTTGACATCTTGCCAAAACCCTCTACAGAGCAAAAACGACTCTTTGCAGGAGGATAATACCCAAAAACATCAAGAGGATATTTGCAGTAGTGAAATCCTGAATAGCAAGCTTGTATTTCACCATCCTCGTGATAAGTCTTACCTTCCTCATACTTGAATCCACGACACTGCATATTTTCATCGAAACCCTTGAATCCAGGCACATGAGTAAATTCTTCCGGGATAATCACATTGGCAGGAATATCACGGCAATTAACAACTGTCGCTATATCCGACACTTCATATCCTGCAATACCGCAGCCTATCTTTGTCAGATAGAATATCAAATCAGGATGCTCGTCTGCATAGTCATAAAATCTTCCTATTGAATGTTCCAAGTCAGTAAGGTTAATGCGCTCCATGTTCTTATCCAGTGTAGGAATAGCATAAGACTGACCTTGCATTCCTTCTGCATTACCCATTTCTGCTCCAAATTTCTCTAGTGCCTGATAAGCAGCACCACCGGCATGATTTCCATTAAGATTTGAGCCGAACACAAAAACCTCATTCGACTTAAGACTTGTAATAAATTCTGGTGTGTAATTTGCCATAGCTTACTCCTTTCTGTATTTATTGATTGTATTCATTATGGTTTCAACAGGAAGTGCCACTTCTGTTGTAGTTTTATCTTCATATCCCTTTATGTATTCGTATGCTTCGGGAAATGCTTCCTTAACTTTCTTTGAATTCCTTAGAGATAGGAGAGTGTTCACTATAGAATTGTATGTCCTGCTCTTTTCATCCCTAAGTTCCTCTATCCTTTCCTGTAGCACTGACACCTTTTCTGATTCTTCTGCAGTACACGGAACATTCAATCCACCTCCGCATGAACTTCCGTAAGGAAGCCATTCTTTAATTTCCACCCTTGTAACCTGTGAACCGTTTGCGATGTATACGGCCCTTGTTTGATAAAAGAATCTTGGATACTTAGTGAAAGTATCATATACCTGTTCAGGAATACCTCTTACTGCTATATCTTTCACTATATCATTAAGTATGTCATGTTCATTGCTGATACGTTCAGCTATAGGTTTCACCATTTTTGTTGCAACCTGTTCAGCTATTGCTTTTGTTATGTTCATAATTCGTATGATTTAAAATATCTGTGTGCCGCGCATTCGTCATGCTCCAGCACGATTTTGTACAATTTTTTCTGCTGCTTTCTGAATTCTATATCATTGTCATACAGACGGTGATGTTCACGGCACATAGGAACCACATTCCATTTTGCCGTATAGTATTCAGGATACATTGAACGTGGAAGAAGATGTGCCGGATCAACGGCCGGCCTTCCGCATATACAGCATCTGTCAGGAAGCTCCCTCTTTATCTTGTTCATTTCATTGTTAAGTGCTTCCTGCTTTTTGCTTACCTTCCTTATCTTTACCATTCGAAGCGGAGATTTTCTCCGCAATGGTGTTCTCTTTTCTTTCATTTTGTTCGATTTTGTTTTCTCGTATATATTCCTTCAATGCTTTTCTGTAAGTGCGTGAAGTATTATATCCCCTGTTGTTGTCAGGGAAAAGGGAAATCACGTATTCAAGGCATTCAAGTATCGCTGCACGACTCTTCCTGCTTATCATATAGAATCAAGTTGACAAGTTCATCGAAGTAACATTCATCTTTCGGTATGTCGTCAGAGGACGCAGTTATCTGATTGGCAATGCTTCTCTTTTTCTGTATGAGGTTGTATATACGATGGTCTATACTTCCCTGACCGAGCGCGTTGTATACCGTAACATTGTTTTTCTGTCCGATACGGTGGCACCTGTCCTCGCATTGTACAAGATCCGCGTAAGTCCATGGCTGTTCAACGAAAAGTACGGTGGAAGAAGCTGTAAGAGTTATTCCAACTCCTGCCGCCTTGATGGAGCATATTATTATCTGAATCTCCGGCCTGTTCTGGAACACGTCAACGGAAGCCTGCTTCTGTATGAAATCCTGCCGGCCTGTTACCATAACCGAATCAGGAAATGCCGATTTAAGACTGTCTACGATAGAATGTGAGGAGCAGAATACGACTATTTTTCTGCCGGTAGCAATAAAGTCTTTCAGGAAATCTATTACTGGATTAACCTTGCATAATGCAACGATACTTCTCAGCTCCATGAACTGAACGAGTGCCTTATTACGCATCTTGGCGCGTGCCTGACCTTCGCTGAACGACTTGTATGTAATAAGATACTCCTTAAGGTTTTCTTCCGCCATCTTGTAGGCTTCATAATAATCTCTCGGAGATTCCTTCTCTATGTCAATGTAGATGTCAACCCTTGTCTTGTCTGGAAGCTGTGTAAGCACGTCCTTCTTCTCACGCCTTATAAGACATGTTTCGTAGAGCTTTTTAGAAAGTTCTTCAAGGTTTTCTCCGTCACCATATCTTGCTGTGAAATAAGAATTTCCACCGAAGTCATTAAGTCGGTCCATTATGGCAAGCTGTGATATAAGGTCACGCGGTCGGTTCACTACCGGAGTACCGGTAAGTTCCATGATGTACTTTTTACCGTGAGCTATTCCGGCAATGAACTTGGACTGCTGGGCCCCGGGGTCCTTGCATCTGTGGCTTTCGTCAATGATAACAGATTTGAACAGGCTGATGAAAGGGTTGAACACTATATCCTTAAGCCTGTCACCCTTCCTGTACTTCCACACGAAAAACTTTCTCAGGCTTTCGTAATTGCATATACATACGTCTGCCGTTCGCATTTGCAACAGATACCCCCATGTTGATTTTACGCTGTCGTTAAGTATAATTGCTTCAACTCCGGCAAACTTTTCGAACTCCCTTTTCCAGTTAATCTTCAGTGAAGAAGGACAGATTACAAGGGAAGGGTAGGCACCTGCAGTATTTACGATTCCAATCGACTGACAGGTATTATGTGTAACTATACATTCGTTAGTTAAATACAATTCATCCGGAGCAGAAGTCCGTATGCACTGACATGGCTTATCACCTATGTATTCTACCGAAGATATATACCTTGTTACAAGAAATCTTTTGTTTACCCTCCATGAACTTGCTTTTGAATTCAGGGTGAAAGGACAAAAATTTGTACGTATGTTGACTTGATACTCAACTTTCTTACCTTCTGATGTTCTGTCGTATGACTTTATTATGGCAATTCCTCCAAGAGATTCTACCAGTTGCTTAACATCGTATGCAAGCCTTTTACTTATGGTGTGATAATTAGTCTTGTTTTTTGTGCAGGAACCATCAGTATCCATTAATCCCCGTAAAAGTCCCATTCTTTGCTTAGAAGAACTGTATTTATATTTTTCAGGAATAAACTTATGTTCACTGGTCACATCAAGCCCCATATCCCTTATTGATTTCATATAAGCATTTGCACCATGATTTCTGTTAGATGAATCTTTTTTAGACAACAAACACCTGTTTATATTTCCAAATCTTTTACACGAAATCATCATGCTATTATCAAGTTCGTCAGTAATCAATTGCATGATGTGTAATTTTTCGTCTGGGAATGAAAATCCAACATTTGAACAGTTGCATACATATCCATCACCAATTATAGCTCCAAGAGTATAAGGAGGTATTAACAATTCTCGCTCATTATATTGCAATGGGCTGCATATTGGTATTTCCCATTTAGGAACGGGTTTTCTACCTGAACTTATCCTTTTTTCGCTTGACTTGAGATATATGCCGCTATCAATAATCTGCTTCAATGATTTAGTTACATATCCATTATTCCTTCTTCTCCTGTTCTCATCTCTTACGTTCCATAGATGATCTATCGAACATTCACAGGAGCTACCATCAGAAAAAGTTATCTTGTATACAGGCTGATTTCCTTGAGGGAATACTCCAATTACATTATAAACTTTCCCGTCAGATCCAAAAATTTCATCATTTATAATTATATCACCCATTTTCTTTTTACCATAAGGAGTGATAATTACGGAATCTAAAGGCTGAGATTTCCCCAGACCTGGTTCATCTCCCAAGAAAAGACGTTTAAGTTCAAGTCCTTTAATAATTCCTTCCTTCTGGTATTCGTATGGTGTTATGTTGAGCTTTATAGGAATTTCCATATTTCCTCCTCTATTTGTTCGTTGTTTACGCCCTTCAGGTAGTTCTTAAGTATGTGGTTTACCGAACTTCTGTAGAACTTCTCAAATTCAGTTTCGTCCATCTTGTCGAACGCGATTGACTTAGGAATTATTACGGACTGGTTACCGTAGTGTGACACCTCGTATAGTCCAAGGTCAACCTTAAGTCGTGTGCGCAAGTCTTCGACTGAATGTACGTTAAGAGAATCTTCCAGCCATTCAGGAAAATTGTCATACGTAAGCTTAAGAAGGGCGAAAAACTTTTTATGAAACTCGTAGTTCCTTTTCTGGCCAACTTCTACAAGAACATCAGTATTCCTTTTCAGGCTCCTGAACTCCTCACGGTCGCTGTCATATTTGGGAACCAGTCCGTTTTCAGTGACTATACATAGAATCTTCATGTGACAAACAGATAGTATTTAAAGGCAAGTTCGTTGTACTTATCAAAACCACGTCTGTATACCTGATCACCTCGTTCAATGAACTTCTTGAACACCTTGCAGTTTTTCTTGCTGATGGCATAGATGAAGTCTTTGTTCGAACCGGCAATATCCATATACCATGCGCGGCTTCTGTCCCAGTCGAAGAAGTCGACTGCTTCGTCAAACTGAGCCTGAGAAACAGCAAATGTGGTTTTAAGGTCGCCACCGAATCCTACAGAAGAAAGGAACCAGTCCCATTTGCACCGGGTAGGAAGATGATACTTGAATCCGGTGTAATCGAACTCCCTTTCTTTTACCATGAACTTCTGTGTGTCAGAGTTCTTAAGTACGTAATCAAGAAATTCATCTTTCCTGGCTTCCATCAGAAGTGACTTGTGCATTTCCCTTGCAAGTGCAAAATCATCTTCCGTATACTTCACGTCATCAACGGTAAGCTGGTAATAATTGACTCTGTCAGGCTCCGTTATGATTGCATCCACAAGTGAGCCGAAAGCGAATATCTTTTCTTTATCCCCGAACTGAAGCCGGGGATAAAGAAGATTCTTAAGTTCCGTAAGGTCCGAATTGCTTACCTCGTTACGGTTGTAGTAGCTGTCAGGATTCATTTTGCCTTAATTTCGTCAATGTACTTCAAGTTGTCGGACTTGATATAGTCAGGATTCTGGCGGTTGGCTGATTTTTCCGCGTATGAAATCTGCTTCTTGAATACTTTTTCAAGTTCCTCCTGTGACAGATACTGTCCTTCACCAACCCACCAGTAGTTGAACAGATCAGCGTAACCCTTTGGATTCAACACCTTCACAAGCTTTTTAACCTTTACCTTGTTAGCCGGTGATGATACGCTTACTGCAGATACGGAAAACAGACTCTCCACATTGCTCTGCTTGCTTTTAAGCTCTTCTTCCTGTCTCTTCCTTTCTTCTTCGGCCTTTCTTTCAGCTTCTTTTCTTTCCCGCTCCTGCTGCTCCTTTCTCTTCATTTCTTCCTCACGTGCTGCTGCGGCTTCCGCATCCACCTGCTTCTGCTTCTCAATTGCCAGAAGCTCATTGTACTTTGATGGAAGAAGCTGCATGATGGAATCTTTCTGACCTTGTACGTCAAACTCGTACTGCTGCATCATCGCATACCCCTTTTCGATTGCTTTCTTCTGAATGGCCTTGACTTCTTCCATGCCAAGGGAAGACGGAAGCATTACTCCGAATGTGTATCCGGCAATTTCCTTAACCGGAAACTTGCAGTCGAAAGAATCAATCTGTGCGGAAACTTCGTCAAAATTCAAGTAGGTAAGTGAGGAATTGAGCGATATAAGACGGTTAATAGCCTGATTGGTGCGCTGGTTGAAGAATCCGAATATTTCCTTCTCGCACGCTTCAAGATATGAAGTCTTGTCCCTCTCAATCTGGGCCATCCTTTCGGCTTCCCTTCTTCTTCTTTCCTCTTCCTCGTATTTCTTTCTTGCGTACTGGTCACGCAGCTTCTGTGCCTTGTTGGCCGGTGTTCCGGCAACCTTCGGATCTATCATCGTTTCAAGCTGGGTGAATCCGGAACGTATCTGATCGAAGAGCTGTGTTACAGGTTTTCGTCTGTCATTCATTGCAGTAATAGTAACCCTTGATTTCTTGATATAGTCCTCAAGTTGTTTGTCTATTTCATCATTCATACCTCCTTCTGCAATTGACAGAAGTTTTTTACCGTATTCCACGCACGCCTGGCAGGAAGCCTGATTCCTTTCTATAGCGTCAGGTGCGATTCTTGCAACTTCTACTATATCATTCTGCTGCTTGATAATTTGATTTTCCATATAGATTTATTTTTTTGTTAAACATTAGAACGGATCATCAGGGCTCGATGATTTATCAATCGTAACCCCCTTAGCCATATCGTTAACCGGAGGGCCGAAAGGACGTTCATTCTCTGATGGTACTGAATCTGTCTGAACTCCGTATATATCTTCCGTCTTTTCAGGCTCCGGATCCTCAGACTGCAATACCGTGCTCTTTCCGACCTTAATCTTCGGATAAGTCTTGAAAGCGTGCTTGATTGTCTTGGCAATGAGGAAACCGGTATCTATACTTCCGTCATTCGAAGTGTAAAGCTCATTAGCCTTGCATTCGTATCTCCTTTCCCTATCATTCCATTTTTTGTTTGCTTTGGAAGAGTAACCCTTAAGACGTTCAATCTCTTCTTCAAGGAGCCAGGAATAATCTACGGAACGGTCACTACGTACTATGCGGATGAAGCATCCTATTACCTGATGCCCCTTGTGAGGAAGGTTGCACTTGTACTCAACGCTTTTCTTCTCTCCGCTGACTGAACAGGAAAATTCGTCATTGTCATATACAACAATCGGATTGTCAGCATATAGAATCTGACCGGCAGACGCGCGTATGACAAGTTCACCGTAACCGGAAATCTTCAGGTTGCATCGTGTCTCGTAGACGTCCTTACCGTCAGAACCCTTTCCGATATTCACATTTCGCGGAATCAGGTATGCAGTTGCCTGTGCTCCGGGTTCTACTGACAGATTATACACAGACAAGTCGATGATGCTTGTATAGATTGAAAATGCCGTGCACTTTTTAAGGTAGATGCTTTCTGAGATAATCTTCTGAAAGTTCTGTCTTTCCCGTTCGAAGAAAGCTTCACCGCCTTCTCCGTGCATCAGGTTGTACACCTCCACGACTTTTTCCATTACCGCTTCGCAATCCAGAATGTTCTCCGCATTGTACTTCTGGAATTCACTTAATTTCAATGCTACGTTACTCATTTGATTTAATTTTTTGGTTTAGATAGTTCCTTAACTGGTTTTGCTGTGATTCGTCAAGAATCAGAATCTTTTCATTGAGGTAGGAATTATTTTCCTCCGGTCTCTGAACAATTACAAGATCTCCTTTTGAGGAGCTTCCGAAAAGCAGAATTGTTTTTTCTTTTTCTTCCATAAGACTGAATTTTGGTTATAAAAAAAGCCTGTCAGGTAAATCCTGACAAGCTGAAATTTCTAAGGGGAATATAAAGGGGATAATAATATACACTCATATATATTATATATCATTATCTGTAGCAATTGCTAGCATTTGCTACGTTTGCTAAAACTATTTCTTAACTTAGTGTAAATCAGATGATTATTTTAATTTTAATCTGACTTGTCTTATTCAAACTTTAATAGAATTCTATCAATTGAAAGCAACTTCTAGCAAATCTGGCAAAAGCTTGCAAATGGTAGCAATTGCTAGCATTTGCTAAGTATTTTTGGCGAAAGTGTACAGCAAACCCATTTAGCGGACGCATTAAAAAAATAATCCGCTATTGATTTCTCTCTGTCATTTTTTAATGAGCGCGTATTTACTAGCTCGCAGACACTGTCTTTTGCCGTCATCTTGCGGGACGTCTTGCGGGACGTCTTGCACGGTGTGTTTGCCATCTTTTCCACGGTGCACACTGCTTGCGCAGCCGCCGCCTGACATACTCAGACACGCATCAACCGTAACGCATTCCCAACGCATTCCCAACGCATACGACAATCAAGTGCCCTGGCGTATTCATACGCAATTCATAAAAAAATGCTTTCGATGTGGCTGATATAGGACTCGAACCCATTCACCTTTCGGTGGACCCCTTCGGAAAATCAGCCTACCTCCGCTTCCTTGGATTGGCTACGCTTATAGGGTGTACGGCTCCCTTGGTTTAGTTTTTAATAATAAAAAAGCTTTAGAAAGCCCGAAGAGAATCGAACTCTTATCTACGGAAAAACCGTTATTCTACCATTGAAATACAGGCTCTGCCGATAGTTGTGTTACCAATAAACATAAAACGGAATTAATTATTCTCACGAACGTGGACCGTCACGGGCTTGAACCGTGGACCTTCAGATTATGAGTCTGCCGCTCTGACCGACTGAGCTAACGGTCCGGTATTGAAATACATTCAGGCCTTCACAGGAGTGAATGTATTTATCAAACCAAAACTAAATCTAATATGAAAAACACTCATACTATGGACAAAATCTGTCCCCTTCGAAGGCTTAAACCTGTCACGGATTTCTCCGGTGGAATCTTACCACAAGGGGTGCCGCAAGCGTTACCTTGTCTTTAAGGGACATACCCAGCCATTTTTTTATAATCTAAAGCAAATTGGACTTGTTAATGTACCAAAAAGCCCGGATGCCATTACCGCGTTTCCGCTAAGCAACATTTCTTTATTGGTACACATTTTTATTTTAAGAATGTCAAAGACCGTTTTTTTATAGTCACCGGTCCGGGAATCGAACCCGGATCTGAAATTTAGGAAACTTCCGTTCTATCCGTTGAACTAACAGGCGTCTGTTCTTGGCCGTCCTGCTCTTGCACGTTCTATTGATGCGTGCTTAAGAACGTCCCATGCGTTGCAGAATAGCTTGGCATTCTGCTTTTCGCTCTTCTTGGTGTATCTTATCTTGCCTGAATCAAGAAGCATCGAAAGCCTTTTCATTCCTCCTACAATGGATGCGGATTCGCGAAGGCCGAAAGTCTTGTCATTCATGGCAAGGAATATTGCTGTCTCATTGAGCATCGTAAAATGATTTATTGTTAAGGTATTCTCTGGCAATCTCCGCGTTTCCGGCATCATGGCCGATTTTGCAGCGTATTGATTCAAGTGCGCTGTCGCTGATTCCTTCTACTATTTCGGATGAATAGTCCTTGTGGTTGGACAGGATAAATACTGATAATGCCGCTACAACCAGTATCAGGCATGATTTAGAAATTCTGTTCATCATATTATTCAGTTTTTAATGGTATTGCAGTTATGGTTATCTTAGATTCCTTTCTGTTCAGGGATACCTTGTATTTCATCACACGCGGGTTTACTCTCCTGAATGAACATTCGTATGCAAGATTCTTTGCAGACAGACATTTGTTCGGAGGAAGCGTCCAGGTCATTGATGTGCCAGGCTCTATTTTTTTAATATCTTCTACTGTTACTCTATCCATTTTTTTATAGTTTATTGATGCAAACAGAAAAGAAATTGCTATCTTTGTGTTGAGAGATTGTGTAAGTGTCTACTATGTAGCCGCTTCTTTTTTATTTGCATCTTGTTGCCTACCTACTTTCTTACTTGGTGCAAATTTAGAGAAATCTCTGTAATATGAATAATAAACGTAGAGAAATTTCTGTATTTTAACTTTAATTTATATTACAGTATGTGTACGGTAAAGGAAAGGTTGGTAGCTTTTATTAAAGAAAAAGGGCTGAGTCAAAGCAGATTTGAAAAATCAGTTGGTCTTAGCAATGGTTTTGTAAATAATATATCAAAAGGAATCGGTGCTGATAAGTTACAGAAGATTCTCTGTGTTTATCCTGATTTAAGTACTAAATGGCTTTTGACAGGAGAAGGAGAAATGATTAAAATAAACGAAATTAAGTCTTCTGTGGATGAAAGAAATAAGAATACTCGCCCACGTATACCATACGATGCAGCTGCCGGAACTTTGACCGAGACAATAGAAGGAGTAACAGAATATCAGTGTGAAGAAGTTCCGGTTATCAGTGCTTTTCCTCATTATGACTTTACGATTAGAGTAGTAGGAAGAAGCATGGAGCCTGAATACTTTGCCGGTGATGAAGTGGCTTGCCTTAAGGTAAATGAAAGGCGGTTCCTTCAATGGGGCAGGGTGCACGTGCTTGACACAACCCAGGGAGTAGTAATTAAGAGAATATACGATGATGGAGACTGCATAACATGCCGTTCTTACAATCCCGAGTTTCCAGACTTCTCAATTCCTAAAGAGGATATTCGTTCTTATAATTTAGTTGTCGGTAGCTTGAGGTTGTAATATGAGTGATTCTAATCTTATATCTTATGATAGAAAATATAATCTATCAGTCTTAAATGTATTCATTGGAGAAGATAAAAACAAAGCGTTAAGTTATATATCTAAATATCACAATGTAATACAAAAAGAAAAATGCTTTTCTATTGAAAATTATAGTATTAAAGAAACGGAAATACCATATAACATATCAATCTCATTTTTTGAAAATGATATTAATAAAATAGGAACAATAAGAATTGTGTCGTCATTCTTTAGTAAAAAAGAATGCGAAAGACTTATGTTGTATATTGAAAATCTTCTTCCAAATGGATTATTAAGAAATAAAATAAATGAAAATGGTACAAATGGAAGAGTAGGAACAATAGAAGGGACTTTGGTTAAAGTTGAAGAATTTATACTATCTCCTATAAACAGCGGAATGAGATATATTTTGTATATGAACATAAAATCAGTATTAGAAAATAATAATGATGTTTTGATGATTAAAAAAATGGCATTTGAAATGTATAAGCCAGAAATAAAGCATTCTATAAAGATTAAAGTTCCTGATTTTCATTTTAATATAAATCTGTCAAAAACTATAAAGATTTTATTAGCTATAATTTTGCTCATTGCAATTTATATGTATGTTTTGAACAATAGGTATGTAATTAAACCTCCGTTTAGATATGATAAATGGACTAATAAAGCTGAATACATAAATTACAAGAGATAAATTACTAAAAAAGTACCTTTTTAAAAACATAAAAACAATCATAACTAATTAATACACAAAAAGTTAAACGGTGTCCGATTAATACATTCGTAATGAGTAAGTCGCGGGTTCGAGTCCCGCTTTCGGCTCTTCTCGTAAAAGCCTGAAATACAGATATTTGATTTTCTCTACACGAATCAAAATAATCAGGATGCCATTAAAAAAAAGGAAAATTCTTCCACTTTTGGAAGGAAAAAAGTACCTGAAAAAGTAACGCTGGATTTTCCTTGTCGGAGGACACAACTATGGCAACAATCAATCCTGTTATCATCAAAGAAAGAGTGCTTAAAAACGGAACGCACAAACTGAGGATTGCGGTCCGGCACAAGTCTGTAACTTCTTACATAGTAACAAAAATCATTCTTAACGATCCAGGACAGCTAAAGAACGGTAAGATAGTAAGGCACCCGGATGCCTGTGAGCTTAACAAGAAGTTAAGAAACATGCTCGATATTTACGAGGAGCGTCTCGATAATGTAAAGAACACTGATTTGTACACATGCGAGCAGCTTAGAGATATTATCAAGTCAGGACCGGATGGGGAAGAAGTAACATTCAAGGGAATATCCGGAGAGTATGTGAGTTATCTTATGTCAGAAGGAAGGAATTCTTATTCTAAGCTTATAGAACGCTCTTCAAGATACTTCTGTGATTACTGCAGGGGAGATATTGAAATGGAAGATATTACGCCTGTTCTCGTAAAATCCTTTTCTGAATACCTTAGAAGGTCAGGAAAGACACAGACTTATATCAACACAATTCTAAGTCACATTAAGGTTATTGTGAACAAGGCAATATCAGACCAGATGGTATCATATAGCGTTCATCCTTTTTCATCCGTAAGAATATCTCCTGCACCAGTCAGGGAAGTTACACTCAGTCTTGAATCATTTCTTAGAATAATGAAATCAAGCCCTGACACTAAGAAAAAGAAGATGGCCAGAGACCTGTTCATGATTTCCTTCATGCTGGGAGGAATGAACCTAATAGACATAATGAATGTTGATTTCCGCGACAAGGAAGTAAGATACGTCCGTACAAAGTCTGCCGGAAGAACACAGCAGGAAAACGTGATTGCATTTGAAATGCCTGAAGGTATTGACATGTATACAGGAGAATGGATGAAGCCTAATGGTAAGCTTGATTTCGGATACAATTTCACCTATCACAATTTCTCTCAATACGTATCTTATGCGATAACAGACCTTGCAGAAGAGCTTGGTATAAAGGAAAGAGTGGTATTCTATTCTGCAAGAAAGTGCTTCGCTCAGTTTGCCAGCGACATCTGCATGCCTGACAGCGTTATTAACTACTGCCTTGGCCACAGCGACAGATCCAAAGGTGTAATCAGGTATTACACGAAGATAAGAAGCCGGCAGGCAAGCATCTGCATTAAGAGAGTGTGCGATTATGTGATAAGGCCGGAACTTTACAAGGACTTCGTTGAACTTAGAAGCATGTCATTAATGAATATGATGTGAAAATAAAGCCCCTTCCTGATACATATCCGGTCGGGGCTGTTTGTTTAAACAAAAGTCTTCTACGCTTTTACATTTGCAAATATAGTAATTATTCATTTTCTGATACCTCGATTATCTTTTTTCTCTGTTCTTCCTTCAGTTGATTAAGCTGGAAAACGCTGTCTTTAATCAGATTGATGGTTGTTCCTGAATTCTGTTGCTGTTCCTGGCTGGATTCGTTGAACTTCACAACAAGGTTGGATATTACCTCAAGCAACTTGGTTATCTTGTTAATGTCAGTCTCAGTAGCACAAAGAACAATTGCCCTGTTGATGGCAATGTCAGCAAGGGAGTTAATCTTATGGAAATGGTTCTGAAGGAATTCAAGCTTGGCCCGTGCGAAGTCAATCTCTACCTTCTCTGCGATAAGAGTAGAACTTGCTGATTCTATGTCTCCCTTGTACCGGTAATACCACTGCTTTATCGTGTTGGTATTGATACCTGTCTTCTTGTGCATTATTGAATAGTTCATACCGCTGTCAATCAGCATCCGCACAACCTTAATACGGTCTTCATCAGTGTAATTCAGCTTAACAGAGTGCTCTATTTCCTTCACTTTTTTTGCCCTTCTCCTTCTTGCAATCTTCTTCTCTTCGCCCATAACTGTAACTAATATTGTAACTCAGTTACAAAAATGATGTATTTTGTAACTTTTAACATTTATAAGTGCTTATAATGTTCTAATTCCCAAAGATATACGAAGTTACAAGAAGTTACAAGGTTTGTAACTTTGTGTAGAATTACAATTACCAAATTACGCAACTTATGATACTGATAATTAGCTTACTTTGTCAGTGTGACACAAAATAAATTATACGCGTATGATTGGAGCTATATTAGGAGCCGTAGGCGGACTTGCATCCGGAATAGCCGGAGGAATCAAGTCTGCCAAGGCGGCAAAGGAACAACAAAGGCTCATTAACGAGCAGGAGTCTAAGAACAATGCATGGTATAACAGGAACTACTATCAGAATTACATGGATTCTACCGAAGCCCAGGCGGCCATGAAGAGGGTGGAAAACACGTTGAAAAAGCAGAATCAGGAAGCAAGGGCAACTGCAGTTGTGACCGGTGCAACACCTGAAGCTGCAATAGCACAACAGCAGGCAAACAATGAGATTCTGGACGAAACGGCAACCGGACTTGCAGCTCAGGCTACAGCCAGAAAGGCGCAAGTTGAAGCTATAGACCAGCAGAACCAGAACAACATCTTTCAGGCAAGACTAGGTCAGTCTTCTGCGAACGAGCAAGGTGGTGCCCAGCTTATGAGTAACGGACTAGGACTTATAGGTAGTGCTCTTTCCATGCAGGAATGGGGAAAGAAGAAAGGGGGTAAATGATGGGACTTTTCGATTTTATCAAGAAAAATCCGTCTGTAGACACTTCAAGGCTTCCTGAATTCGAAAATTACGGACAATCTCCCGAATCTTTTTCAAATTTTCAATTCTCACGAAGCAATCAGGGCGTAAAACCTGATAAAACCAAGGTTGAACAGCCTGTTATACCCGTTTCTTCTGCAGAACAGGTGAGAGCTGCAACCAATCAGGCAATGCAGGAACAGACAGAGAAGAAGCCTACAACTCCTGATGATGTGTTTACAGCGTTACTAAGAGAAAGGTACCAGGAGAGCGAAGATTCGCTTAAAAGACAGAGGGCCGCTGAGTTTTGGGGTAATCTTGCAAATCTCTTCGGACAAACAGTTTCTTCGGCTGCCGGTGCCAGAATGTTCAGCCCGATTAAGAGCAATACCCAGCAATACAATCAGGCTATTGACAGACTGAGGGATTCTTACAACGACACATTGCTTAACTACAATCTTTCTACGGCTCGTGCTGAAAGAGCTGCAAAAGCAGAACAGGATAAGATAAATCTTAAGTTTGAGCGCGACAAAGCACTTGCAGAGATTCAGGCTAATCTTAAGGCTGGTATTATAGACAAACAGAAGGCAGACGACCTTGAAAAGCAGGCGCGTAAAGCTAAGGATGCTAAAGAACTTGAAGGAGTTAAGAATGATTTCAGGATGAAACTTGCGAGATACAATCAGGGCGCAGCTACAGGGCGTACCAAGATGAACAATGAAGCTGCAATGGAAAGAGAGAAATACCGTCAGCAAGAGATAGCCAAGAGAAACGGTAATGCAGGTTCATCATCAGGGAAGAAAAAGAAGTATCCTAAGATGAAGTTTGGCCATGACGGTGCAGTCACTTACGACCTAAACAAAGATACAGACGTGGCAAGAATGTACAATGAAGGTGTAAGAATAGGATATTTCCCCCAGCAATTCAATGATCCGACAAAGAAAGGAATGACAATTGATGATATGAGAGAAGCTATTCTTACCGCAACAGACGATAAAAGGCCTGTTCACGACAGACAACAAGGATGGTCACTTAGAGATAACAATAACAACGGTTGGTCACTAAAAGATATTGAATAATGAGCGCAGACACAAGAAAGAAGATATACGACATTCTTAAGAACAAAACAGGATTCATGGATAGTTATGAGGATTTTGACAACGACATGACTACAAGTGAAGATGCGAGAAAGAAAGTGTATGAAGTTCTGAGAGACAAAACCGGATTCAATGACACGTATGAAAACTTCGTTAGCGGAATATCTGGAGAAGTTCAAAAAGAATCCAATATTCCTACTGTAAAAGAAGAATCTGGTAATGTTGTAACTACTGTTCAGTCATCTTCTTATCCTCAGAGGGCTGAAACAAAAGAAAGAATACTGAATAACATACCTGATTATTTTCAGAGTAAAGGTACGAACTTGTCTACTCTTCCTCTTCCGCAAAATACGATGTCAGCAGAGAAGCCTGCCGATATTCCTGGAAGGATTGTTCAGGACGAACAGCAGAGAATACAGCTTGCTGAACGTGCGGCCAATGATCCGTACATGAAACAGCAGGAACTTGAACACGTATTCAAGCCAAAGAATCAGGAACAGATTGACAGCGTAAGGCAGCTTATCAACAGCGCACGACAGCAGAGAGTTAAGGAAAGGCAACAGAGGGTTAAGTCTGCCGGTGGAGGTGGAATATTCTCAACCATGTCACAGGCTTACCTTTCCGGTGAGCAGAACGATGCTGACAAGCAGCTTGAATACGCATCAACTCTTATAGAACAGGCTCAAAATATAACCAACGAAGCGAAAAAGAAAGGCAATACAAATTTCTTTTCCGGATTCGCACGCGGATTTAAGGATGCACCGCTGGACGGATGGGCAATGGGATTGCAGGAACTTAAGAACTACTCTGCCACTAAGAAGGTTATGGACAAAGTAGACCGTGGAGAAGAACTCTCACCGTCTGAAGATGCTCTTATGCAGGCTCTTGTTACCAATGCGGCTACACAGATGTATTATTCAGGAGACCTTGGAAGAGGATACAAGGCCGGAGGAGTGACAGCAGAATCACTCCCATTCATGCTTGACATGATTGCCGGAATGGGAACAATTCAGTCAGTTACAAAACCTGCGTCAAAGGCACTTGTCAAGTATGCAACCGAAAAAGCTGCAAAGATGGGACTTGGACGTGCGACAACCGGACTGGCAAAAGGAGCCGCAAGGACAGCAGCCGGGCTTGGTGATGTGGCAGCTCATACAGCTACATTTGGCGGTGCGCGTGTAGCAGCAGACTATCAGAGAAGAGGACTTGGTGATGTTCAGGTTTCTCCGGAACAGGATGGTACTGTATCATACGCAGGAAGGGATAATGTGCAGACTGGGGCAGAAGCAATAGGAAAGTCTGTCGTATCAACAGCGGCAGAGACCGGAAGCGAGCTTCTTGGAGAATACTTTGCTCCTATGCTTGGTTGGGTTGGTAAAGTGACCGGTGCAAACCGCCTTGGAAAGATAATTCCTGCTTCTGTTGGAAAGGCTTATTCATCCATCATTAACAGCAACGGATTCAAGCAGGTTCAGGAAATTGCCAGACGTGCTAAGATTGCGGATCCTATAGGTGAATACGGAGAAGAGGTAGTGAACAACCTTGTATCTACCGCAATAGGAGATATGACACCTGAGCAGCTTGTTGACCTTGACAATAATATAGACACGTTCCTTGGTGTTGCTCCAATGTCAGCACTTTTTGGCGCGGCCGGAACCGGTGGATACCTTCGTGAGAAATACAGGAACTACCGAAACATGCGTGAGTTTGAGAATCAGATGCGCGACACGATGGGAGAGGACTGGTCCGGAGTAAGGGAAGCATTGCAGGATGCCGATATAGAGACAGCACGCGGAATGGTGAAGGAAGTTCTGTCAAGCAATATGCAGCCAGACATCAAGAAAAAGGCAATAAACTACATTTCTTCTTTCCTTCAGGAACAGACATTTCAGGAAGCAGACAAGCAGATTGCACCTGAAGAAATGATTCAGAACAAACGCTTCATTATATCTAATCTTAATGAAGCAAGAAACAATATTGGAATAGGAGAAGAGGAACTTAACTCTGCTGTGTCCATATTGAATCAGGAAGGTGAGAGTGCCTTGTCGGAATTGTATGATGCGGAAACGGTTCAAAAGATTGTTGAATACAAGAATGCCTATGATGATTATCTTAATTATACTTACTGGGTGCAGAATCAGGCGTATGATGCAAGAAAGGAAGCCGAGTCGCAGGTTGAAAGAATGACAAACGCAACAACAGGAACCGTAATGAGGGTTAAGTCAGGTTTAAGCCAGAATCCAGTCAATATATTGCGAGGTAATATTGTTTTTGATGCAGAAGGAAATGTAGATAAGGATAGCTCCGACAACACAATATATTATCTTAGCGAGGATGGAAAGGTAAAGATGGCTCCAATATCCATGTTTGAAAGCCTTGTTGACGATACACCGGCTGAAGAACTTGCATATCAGGCAGGAGAAGATGCGGAACAAGAATTCATCCAGGCTGAAGAAGCTCAACTTATGCAGCCTGAACAGAGCGTTCAACCAATCGAATTGGGAACCACATTCCAGAAAGATGGTGTGACTTATGTCGTTTCACAAAAATCGCCTGACGGATATGTAGTAAGTGCTTTGGATGAAGAAGGAAATCCTGTTCAGTCTAAGCTTCTAACCGAAGAACAGATAAGAACCGCAATGACACCTGCAATTCAGGAAGAACAAACTTCACAAGAACAATTTGCTCAGAGTGAAGATGTAACACAGCCTGAACAGCAGCAGGTACAAACTGAACCTCAGACTGCAATATCAAGGATACCAGTTAATGAAAACGGTGAACATGACTTCGAATCAGCACCATATCAGGATACATCATCCGCACTAATTGAGATAAGCGAAAACGTGGACGATGCTAAGGATACAGCCACGCAAATGATTAACCATTATCAGGAAGAACTTAAAAAAGCTGATAAGGCAAAGACGACAGGTAATACAATTCAGGAGATTGTACGTCTTAAGCAGCAGAAGAAGGCAAACATTCAGTCTATCAACGATAAGATAGCATACTGGAACAGCGTTGCCAATGATATTGAATCAAAACGCCCAGGTGGAATCATTGAGCAGGCAAAGGAAGAATATGATGCAAATCAGCAGAGACTTTCAGGAATGACGGCTGAACAGCAGCAGGCTGCACAGCAGGAAGTCCAGAAGAAGATAGATTCAGGAGCATACGAACGTAAGGAACCTCGTAAGAGGGTAAGATACGTGAACGAAGATAATGATATGGGAACTGCCAACACTCCTATGGAACACGTATTGCGTGAGATTGCAACCGGACGCGTAACATTCAAATGGAATGATTCAGGAGAAACGCAGGGGTTGGGTTCACACCTAGGTCTTGCATCATCTCCGGAAGAAAGACGCAGGGTGATTTGGGCGTTGTCTTCTGACGGTATGACACCGGAAGCGGCAGCAGAGCAGATTCACGCTGATATGCCGGAGACATTGCAGGGAATGGTAACGGATCAGGATGTGTTCAACATGATACTCGAATCATTCCAGCAGTATGGCACGCCTTCCAAGATGTGGGAAGCTGCAAAATCAATGCACGGAACAGACATTGAAGAAAGCGCACCTGGTTATGAGAACTACATGGAACAGCAGGCTCTTGAATGGGAAGCTTCTCAGAACAATATGACAGTTGAAGAGTGGATTTCATACGTTGATTACGTAGAAGAAGAACTTGACAACATGTATTCTTCCGTTTCGGATGAAGATTTAAATGCTATATTTGAAAAGTTTAACGAACAAATCATATCAGAAAATGAATCAAGAGGAAATGAAACAGAAAGTGCAGGAAGCACTGAAGGACAAACAGACGGTGAACAAGGCGATGAACTTCTGCCAGAAGGCCGGGGTAATAACGAAGGAACAGATACAAAAGTCAATGAACAACCGGAGCAAGCAAATCAAACTGATGGCGAAAGCGGTGGCGTGGTACCTGAATCAGAAGGAGAATTAAATCCGAATATTGATTTGATGAGCGAACAAGTTTCTAAAAGAGATTTACAAATTGTTCGTGATGCAGTTGGAAAAACATTCCAGTCAAAAAATGGTGATTATATGACCATTGAAAATTATAAAACAAATTGGGATGAAAGAAAAAAACTTCATGGAGTAACTTATAATATTGATGGAGAAGTACAGAAAAAAAATGTTTTTATTGCAGAACTTGCTAACGCATTAACTAGCGGTAATTGGGAAGAAGTGCAAAACAAAAATAAAACCGTAAAGAAGGGTGATATAGTATCATTCAACGGAAACGGAAAGTACGAGGTATTGTTTACCGAAACAAAAGACGGTGAAAAGTATACCACAATAGAAAATTTGGATAACAAGAAATTGCCTTCAATATCTACTAAGATAGACAGCCTTTCACCGTATGAGGAAGAAATACCAAAAGATTCAGGATTTAATGTTGAGAAAAGATACCACAAGAAAGAGAATAAAGACATCTATGCAGTAAACTTCACAAAACGCATGGAACGTGAAGATTTCCTTGCAGCAAAGAAGAAAGCGAAGGAAGCTGGAGGATATTATTCTTCTTTCGGTAAGGGTGGATTTATATTTAATACGGAAGATGAAGCCGTAAACTTCGCAAATAGCATAGTTTCTGAAAACAAGACAGACTTCCAATCTTCCATCGAAACCGCACGCCAGGAAGTAGAACAGAATCCTACCGAAGCACAAAAAGAAGCCGGTAATTACCGTAAAGGGCACATCACAATAGACGGTTACAATATTACCATCGAAAACCCTAAAGGAAGCGAAAGAAGCGGTACCGACAAGGACGGAAATAAGTGGAGCGTAACCATGAACAATGATTACGGCTATATCCGTGGTACAGAAGGTGTAGATGGTGACCACATTGATGTATTCCTTTCAGATAACCCTGAAAGCGGTGATGTGTTTGTTATTGATCAGGTAAATCCTGATGGTACATTTGACGAACACAAGGTTATGTATGGGTTTAAATCAGCACTTGCAGCAAAACGTGCATACATGGCTAACTATTCAAAAGACTGGACCGGGTTAGGAAACATAACACGTGTGTCCAAAGAAGAGTTTAAGAAGTGGGTTAATTCTTCCCGCAGAAAAACAAAACCTTTTTCGGAGTATAAGAACGTGAAAGGAGAGACACAGAAAGAGGAAGATGGAATCCGTCCGGATGAAGGTGTACTTGATTATGCAAAGAGGGTAGCTGAAAGAGAGCAGAAGAAGGAATACGGATCACAGAACAAAGTTGTATCAACAGAAAGATACGAGGAGTTAAGAAAAAGGCTTAGAAGCAAACTTAACAACCTGAATGCCGGCTACGATCCGGAACTCTTGCAGATAGGTGCAGAAATGGCAGCATACCATGTAGAAGCCGGAGCCCGCAAATTCGTTGATTTTGCAAAACGGATGATTTCTGATATGGGAGACAACGTAAGGCCTTATCTTAAACTTTTCTATAATGCAGTACGTGACTTCCCTGGAATGGAATCATACGAAAGTGAAATGACTCCATACGAAGAAGTAAGGTCGACAGATATTAATAACATAAAACTTGAAGAAGATGAACAGACAGAAACAGACAAAGAAACTGTTACAGGAGAAGCTGAAACTTTTGCAAGCCAGGCAGAAAGCAGAATTGAAGAAGCAGGAACTGAGGAAGAAGTAGACGAAGTGGTAGAACAGATAGAAGATAAGATAGATGAAGTAAACAATCAGCTTTCAGAACTTGATTATATGGATTCGCTTAATTCAGGTATGCGTGTAGTGTTGAAAGATGGAAGAAATGTATTGCTTTCAGTTGTTATGCACTCTGGGGAGCAGGTAAGCGCAACTCAGTTCTCAAAACCTCATGTAAGCAGCATGTATGCTTCTTATAAAGGAGAACTTATAAACATTATGCCTGAAGATGTTGATTTGGATGCAACAATCAGATACAACACACCAAAATCGTCAGAAGAACTTGCCGGTGATTCGTCAGAATATCAGGACAGATCATCTCAGGAAATAGAAGCTGTTAAACAGATTGGAACAATCATCCGCGAAAGGGCGTTATCATCCGTTGAAGGTAACGAAGTTACACCGCTTAGCATGAAAGATGTTAAGAAGATTCTTGAAGGATACAGCACACTTTCTGATATGTCTGCTACAGATATGCAGGAACTTGTAGAACTTTCAATGACAAATGAGACAAGAAATGTAGCATTAAAGTATATAAACAGCGGAAAGCAGAAGTTCGGATACGACCTGATTCTTGCAATGTACAACGTACAGCCGCTACTAAACGCAAGAGACAGCACAAGATTCGAACGTCAGCAGTACAGTACACCTACTCCTTTCGGTTATGTTATGGGACAGTTCGTTCAGTCTGGAAAGACGATTGAAAGCGTATTGGAGCCGTCAGCCGGGAATGGTGCGCTCACAATCACATTCCCTTCCGCTATCGTACATGTAAACGATATAGACGAAAGAAGGCTTGAAAATCTTCGCACCCTCGGATATGGGAAAGTAACAAATCAGGATGCACTTGTTCCTTTTTCGGGTGAAGTTGATGCCGTGCTTACAAATCCTCCGTTCGGTTCAACAACCGCAAGAGAATTTGACGAAGGACAGATTAAGATAAGCTCACTCGAAGGACTGATGGCTATAAACGCACTCGAATCAATGAAAGATAATGGAAGGGCTGCAATAGTCATTGGTGGAAACACGTCTTACCGTGATAATGGCGCAATGCAGAGCAAAGATATGAGACTTTTTGCTTATCTTTACTCGCACTATAATGTGGTAGATGTAATCAACCTTAACGGTGATATGTACAAGAGAAACGGAACGAAGTACGATGTACGTATTATCCTTATAAACGGAAGAAATAAAGGTCCGTTCAAGCTGATTGCGCCACCCGTAAAGAGTAAGGCAAGAGCAGAGCAGGTAAATAGCTTTGAAGAATTATATAACAGAATACAAAATGATATACGTTCGTTACAGCAAATGGGGAATCTCTTTGACGGTACAGAAGGAGAAACCCGGACCACTGACAAAAAAGGAAGTGGAACAGACAATAATGTCAGCGATAGAGCAAAGTCTGGAGGAAGGAGAGAATCCGTACAAGCAGACAAGGGAGTCAGGGCTGACAATGACATGGGAAGCACCGAAAATGCTTCCGTATCCAAACAGCGAAAACCTGAAGGACGAAAAACAGAAGATGCTTCTGGCATCATGGATAATGGAAACAGATCAGATGCAGGAAGCGTTGAACCTGTTCAGGAGCAAAGAGGAACTGACGGAGGAACAGATACCGGAAGAATCGGTGCAAATGAATCTGTCAGAACTGATTCAGGAGATAATACCGGTAGAACCAGACTATCAGTAAACCTTACTGATGAAAAAGTACCATATCCAAACAGAAGCCAGTCCGGTACACTTATGTCAGTGGTACCTGCAAACCAGGCACAGGTACTTGCTGATTCATTAGCTAACATTGGTGATGTAGACCAGTTCTTGGTTGACCAGCTTGGATATTCAAGCAAGGATGAATTGTTCAGTTATCTGGCCGCAGAACAGATTGATTCTGTTTCCCTTGCAATAAATCAGATGAACAAGGGAAATGGATTTATTATCGGTGATATGACCGGTGTAGGAAAAGGCCGGCAAGGTGCTGCACTTATCAGGTACGCGGTTAGAAAAGGATACAATCCAATTTATTTTACCCAGAAACCTGCACTTTTCTCAGATAACTATAGAGACCTTGCAGATATAGGAAGCGGTGAACTTCGTCCTTTTATCATAGCATCCGACCCGAAAAATGCAGCCATAACGGATGCAGCAGGAAATGTAGTACACAAATTACCATCCGAAAAGGAAAGGAGAAGAGTGTTCGACTACATTCTCAAAAACGGAAAACTTCCTGAAGAATATGATTATGTAATAACCACCTATTCTCAGATAAACAACGGAACGAAAGAGTATGAAGCCAAAGAAGACGGAATTCAGCAGAAGGATAAGAGTTACAAAAAGAAGTCACCTTCTGCAGCTGACAGAAGCGGTCAGGAAAGGCGTGATGTGATTCAGGCTCTTTCAAAAGGGAATATAATGATTCTTGACGAAAGCCACACAGCCGGTGGAAGCGGTGGAGGTTCCATGTACATGCAGTACATAATGCCAGAAGTGAAGGGTGTAACATTCCTTTCAGCTACATTCGCCAAACGTGCTGACAACATGCCTATATATGCAATGAAGACAGACCTGTCAAAGTCGGGAATATCTCCGCAGGATATGATTGAAGCAATCTCTCAGGGAGGTGTAACATTGCAGGAAATCATGTCAAAGCAGCTTGTTCAGTCAGGGCAGATGATTCGAAGGGAAAGAAGTTTCCAAGGTGTAACAATTGACTGGATGCAGGTAAGCGAAGAGGAAGATGCCGTTCAGAGAAAACAGTTTGACGAAGTATCTTCTATATTCAGTGATATTCGCGCATTCCAGAAGGACTATATTACACCTATTGTACAGGGAATCTCAGAAGAATTGTCTGAAGAGGGAGGATATTCAAATCTTCAGCAGGGAACGTCAGAGTTGGGTGTTACAAACACTCCGTTTGCCAGCAAGATGTACAATCTTGTCAATCAGCTTTTATTTTCTCTTAAAGCAGATGCAGTAGCCAACAGAGTTATAGAAAACCTTAAAAATGGATTTAAGCCTGTAATATCATTTACCAATACAATGGAAGGTTTTCTTGATGATGCACCTAAAGACACACCTATGGATAAGGTGCCAAACTTCTCAGCTACACTCATGCGTGCTCTTGACGGTGTTATGAGATATACTGAAACCAACCTGAAAGGAGAAAAGGTAAACAAGTCCTTCACGGTTAATGACCTTTCAGAAGCAGGTCAAAACAGGTATTACGAAATCAAGAGTAAGATTGAACACCTCTCAGCAGACCTTCCTATAAGTCCTATGGATGCCATAAAGATTAAGATTCAGAATGCAGGATATAAGGTCGGTGAGATAACCGGAAGAACACTTGAAATGGTTCAGGACGAAAACGGCAAGTATATCATACAGAACCGTAAGGACCGTGACAAGAAGTCTGCCGCTCGTGATTTCAACAACGGCCAACTTGATGTACTGATGGTAAACAAGTCCGGAAGTACCGGTATATCTCTACATGCTTCTCCAAAATTTGAGGACCAGCGTCAGCGTGTAATGGTATTTGCTCAGTTCCAGAGTGATATTAACGATGAAGTTCAAATGAGAGGTCGTATAGACAGAACCGGACAGAAGTTCAGGGGAAAATACGAATATATCATGTCTTCAATTCCTGCAGAACAGAGATTGCAGATGATGTTCAAGGCAAAACTTAAATCGCTTGATGCAAACACCACATCGTCACAAAAATCTAAGTTCAATGAAATGGAAGTTGTTGATTATCTTAACAAATACGGTGATGAAGTAACATGGCAGTATATGATTGAGCATCCTGAACTGTCTGAAAAGCTTGGAGACCCTCTTAACATGCTTTCTGAAAGTGGAGAAGAATCAAATACTGACGATGCAAGCGGAGCTAAAAAAGAAGGATGCGCAGCAAAGATAGCCAGATACCTTCCATTCCTTCCGGTAAAAGAGCAGGAGGAAGTATTCAAGGAAATCACTGATGCGTATAGCGTGAAGATACAGCTTCTTAACGATGCAGGAGAGAATGACCTTGAAATTACCACTATGCCGTTAAAGGCAAAGACTATCAGCAAAAAGATATGGAAGCCGGGTACAGAACCAAACAGCGGAAACGCATTTGCAGACAACACGTATCTTGAAGAAGTTGAAGTTGATGTTCTTAAAAAGCCTATGAAGGCAGAAGAAATCAGAGCAACTATAAAAAGAATGACTTCAGGAGAAAACTTTGACGATTGGAAGGAGAATAAGATTAAGGAAATGAACTCATTGTATGATGAAAAGATTGAGTCATTGAAGAAAAGGCTTTCACAAAGCGCAGAAGAACGTGCTGAAAAAGCAAAAAAGAACTATATAGCCAAGTCAAAGGAAGCACGGGAGAACGGTAAAAATGAATTTACCGATGAGGAAATAGAAAAGATGTCAGATGTGGTTGTAGAGGATATAATGAAAAAGGCAAATGAAAGCTTTATCAAACAGAGAAATGTTATTCAGGAAAGAAGGGATAACATTCTCAAACAGGTAAACTCATTTACGCCAATGAAACCTCTTGTAATTCCTTTCAATCTTGACGAAGCTATGGCTACAATTGCTCCAAGCAGAGGAATGTTCTTGGGATTCAAGTTCAGCAAAGACTACTCTCCAAGTTCTTCTACTGCAGTGTTTGCCACACTTGACGGAAGGAGAAAGGTAGAAATACCTCTTAATCAAGGAAAGTCGTTTGATTCAATAAGAATGAACACTATGATGCAGCCTACCTTCCTTAAAGACCTTAATGTTGATTCATGGGATTCCCATGTACCTACGCAGACAAGGAAGAAATCTTATGTTGTTACCGGAAACCTTCTTCAGGCACTCGTTGATACGAAGAAGTCTGTAAACGTAAAAGGTTATCTTGTGTCATATTCGACCATTGAAGGTGATACAAAGCAGGGAATACTTCTTTCAGACAGCTTTAAACCTGAAAATCTTACTACAAGTGCTCCTATTAGTAGCCGTCTGATTCAGATACAGCAGGGAGAAACGGTAGTTAGCGAGGATAAGAGGGTAGTTGTAGAAAGAAATACGGGATGGAGAACAGGTTATGCTTTAAAGGTGCCAAGGTCAAAAAAGCAGGGAGGTGAATTCTTTGAGGATAACAAGCTGCGTTCTCTTGCAGACAACAAGGAGTTTACTACAAGAGGTAATTATATGGTTGCAGACATATCTTCTGATAATCTTCCTGAAGCACTTGACAGGCTAAGCAAGATGGGTGTTACCGTATCAAAGAAAGCAAAGCTTGAAAACGCATCCGATGTTAGGTTTAGAGAAGAAGACGCTCCTCGTTCTATAGTAGACCCTTTTATTCAGGAACTTATGATGCGGTTCCAGGGAGAGGATATAAGCCGCTATCCTTATGTTGATGTGAGAAAAGATCCAAATGCAGATTATGAAGTGTATTGGGGGTACAGCGAACCTCTTTATAAGGGTAAAAATGTAGAAAACAGAGAAGAAGTACCAGAACTTATAAAAGATATTATTAGAGACAATGATAGTGAAATAGACAAGCGTGATATTATAGACAATCTTAATTCATACATTGAGTTCAACGAAGGTTTTGAAGAAGCTGAAGAAGGCCAGAAAGTTCTTGATTGGTTCAAGGAGAACATGAACGACTTCAAAATGAGTGACAAGGTAAACGTAATAACCGAAAGAGGTGAATTACCTGATAATCTTTATCGAGAAGTAAGTTCTGTAAAATCTGACATTGATTACAATGAGAATGAAGCCTACAGTTCTGCAGAAAAACTTAATGTTCCACTTCAGGTAGTAACATCTACTGAACAGATTTCAGATCCGTCAGTAAAATCAGCTATAGAAAGCGGAAGAAAAATAAAAGGATGGTTCTCTGTTTCGGAAGGTAAGGTTTACGTATATCTTCCTAACGCATCAGGTATTGAGGACGTAAAGCAGACAATTCTTCATGAAGGAGTTGCCCATTACGGACTTAGAAAACTTGTGGGTGATGAAAGAATGGACGATTTCCTGGATGAAGTATTTAGAAACGTATCCAAAGAGATAAGAAATAAGATTGTCGGAACTCTTCCAAAATATGGTTATGATTCACGCGTAGCCACTGAAGAATATCTTGCAAGAATGGCCGAGAGTGGGGTTGACGTATCTACATGGGAGCGTATAAAGCAAGCTTTCAAGAATCTTCTTAGAAGAATTGGTATTAATATCCAAATCAATGACAACGAATTGAAATATATTCTCTGGAGAAGCGCACAGAATCTTGACAAAAACAGACCGATAGATTTGGCAATTGATGTGGCAATGCAATACAAAATCGGTGTAGGAAATTATCTCCGTGAAGGAGAATCAGACGGTAGCCGGGAAGAGTACGAAAACTCACTTAAAGGATGGAAGTATAAAGCACGTGAAGCATATCAGGACAGTATGCTCGCATTGAAAAACCTTCAGGAAGTTATAGCAAATGTTTCAGGTAAACCCATTAAGTCATTCGAGGACGCATACAAAGCAGAGAATCAGTTGAGTTCAAAAAACACTGCCGAAGCTGAAGAGTATTACGAAAAATTCTTCAAGCCGATGCTGGAAGCTGAGGGAAAGATGATGAAAAATTACGGTTTAAGCCATAAGGAAATTGAGAGATACATGATGCTTGCACATGGAATAGAGCGTAATGTGGAAATGACATTCCGAGAAAAGCTTAATGAGATTATTAATACAAACCCTAACGATGCCCAGCAGTTTGCAGATGATTTTATAATGGAAAGAGACAGGCTCAGGAATATGTATTCAGGATATGAATACCTGAAAGCTTTATCTGACTATATAGGAGAAGTAGGTGATTTCTCAGCTACAGAAGCAATCCTTACAAGCATTGATAACGAGGAACATACAGACTTCCAAAATGACGCACTTGAATATGTCAAAGACTTTGAATCAAAGTATGACACTTCCGTACTTTGGGATAAAACAAACAGGGCTACAAAGGAGACTCTTAAAAAGACATACGAGAGCGGAATGATGGATAAAGACCATTTTGCTAACGTCAGCAAAATGTTCATGTATTACGTACCTTTAAGAGGATGGAATGAAAAGACAGCAGAAGATGTGTATGAGTACATAAACTCAGAAAGAAGCCCTCTTAATTCTGTACTTAAATCAATGAAGGGTAGAAAATCGGTACCTGACGAAGTTATGGCAACAATAGGAAACATGGCTGAAAGCGCAATATTGCAAGGTAACAAAAATCTAATGAAGCAGTCTTTCATGAATATGGTAATGAATCATCCTACAGATGTAGCAACTATGCGTAAAGCATGGTATGTTTATGACCAGGTTAAAGATGAATGGACCATATCAATTCCGGAAATACAGGATAATGATACCCCAGAAATTATTTCACAAAAAATAAGCGACCATGAAGAAAAGATGAAGAATCTTAAAGAGAAGGGACTTGCCACCCAGAAATCATCAGGATTGAACATTGATTACAGAATATTGAAAAATAACATATCCCAGCATACTGTAGTTGTAAAGAACGGAGGTAAGGACTATACAATTTATGTAAATGGAAATCCGAGAGCGGCACAGGCTGTAAACGGACTTACAAACCCTGATGCTGAAAAGAATCCTATATTCAATTCAATAAGCAGGGCAAACAGATGGCTTGCAGCAAACTTCACAACAAGAAACCCTGCATTTGTTATGAGCAACCTTGCTCGAGATATGATTTTTTCAATGTCGGCAATAGGAATAAAGGAAGATGCAAAATACTCTGCAAAGTTCCGTAAAAACTTGTTTGTATCTATTCCAACTGTTTTTGACTGCATTAGAGGTAAGTGTAAAAATTCACAGTCTGATATGTATTTCAAGGAGTTCGTAAAGAACGGTGGAGAGACTGGATACATGCATCTTAACGATGTTGATAAATATAAGAAGAAAGTCAAGAAAGAACTTTCAAAGATAACCGGAGAAAGAGGTTCTGCAAAAGCAGCTTTAGACTATACACTTGAAAGACTTGAAGATTTTAACAGATGGGCTGAAGATGTATCAAGGTTTGCAGTATATATGACATCAAGGCAGATGGGAAGAAGTATAGTTGATTCTGTAAATGACGCAAAAGAGGTTACCGTAAACTTCAATAAAAAAGGAGCCGGATACAAGACCGGAGGATTTTTTGGAATCACTGCAGGTATAATGAGAAATCTTTACCTGTTCTTCAATGCTTCTGTACAGTCATTAAGCAACTTCAACAGGCTGAGAGTGAAAAATCCAGTAAGGTTCTATTCAACTATTGGAGGTTTTATTGCTGCAGGTGTTATAATGCCGGTTATAAACGATTTCCTTTACAATGTTCTTGGAGGTGGTGACGACAATCCTTACAATGACCTTCCAGAATGGGTAAGAAGGAACAACCTTTGCATTTATGCAGGAAACGGACAGTTTGTTACTATTCCTTTGCCTATTGAATTACGTGCATTCTACGGACTTGGAGATTATGCCTACCAGCTTTCAACTGGAAGAGAAAAGCCAACACCGACAGGGATTGCAAAAGGAACCGTTAGCCAGCTTGCAGATTTATTACCTTTGAACCCTACTGGAAACGAGGGGCTCAAGACATTTATACCTGATGCTTTGTCTCCTATATTTGAGACATACGTATGGAACAAGGATTTTACCGGAAAGCCAATAGCAAAACTAACCCCTTTCAATGAACGTGATCCTGAATGGAAGAGGGTATATAAGGGAACTTCCGGATGGCTTGTTGATGCTTCAAAATTCTTCAACGACCTTACAAACGGTGGAGGTACAGGAAGCGATTTCAGAAAAGGTTTTATCGACTTCAACCCGGCTAAGGTAGAAAATCTTCTTGAATCATACTTCGGAGGAATGGCCAAGTTCCTTAACCAGTCAGGAAAGACGATTTACTATGGTGCCAAATCAATGGCAGAAGGAGAAATGGACGAAAATCTTGTTGCAAGAAATGTTCCAATAGTAAACAGATTCTATAATAAGGTTGATGATAGAAACGCATTCTCTGGAATAAATACTGAATATTTCAATCTCCGTGACGAAATGGAACAGTTTAAATACGAACTTAACGGTGTAAAGAAAAATTACAGGAACAATCCGGGAGAGTACAGACAGATTGTAAATTCTGACATGTTCAGAAAGTATATGAAATACAAGCCATATCAGGACAGACTTGACAGACTTTACAAGATGGCAAAGGAACTTGAAGGACAAGAGAGAAAGCAGGTAGAAGATATGATAGTTGAGATAAGAAGAGAACTTGTTAATTCTCTGAAATAGAACGATGGCGGCAGGAAATTAACCTGCCGCTTTACCCAACATATCAACATTTATTATCAGTAATAGAGTAGTTTTGCAAAAATACGGTATCATGAATAAATTTTTGAACAGAAAAGTAAAGCCTGCGCGTGATTACCGGACAAAAGATACGGTAAAACGCACAAGAGGTACAGCCTATGATGAGCTTGAAGAGTTTTCTTCGTACTGGAGTAGCCTTTATACAGCAAGAAGCAAGATGGAACGCTCTCTTATGTACGCTAAGGGTGACCAGTGGGGAGACTATATCACAGACCCGGACTCGGGAGAAAGCATAACGGAAGGAGAACTTATCAAGAAACAGGGAAAAGTTCCTTTGAAGAACAACATGATTGCTCCTATAACCAAAAATATAGAAGGTCAGTTCAGAAGAAATGTAACAAAAACTATATGCTCTGTAAGAGACCGTGATGAAGCAAAAATAGGTGAAATGATGAGCATAGCACTTGAATATTCTCAGTCACTCAACGAAATAACAGAACTTGATGCTTCAATATTAACTATGCTTGAGTGCGGTGGATTCATTGCCCAAAGAATAGAATTCGGATACAACGAATACAAACACATGAATGACGCCTGGGTTTATAACGTGGATCCTTCAAGACTGTTCTTCAATACGAATATAGAGGATAACCGAGGATGGGATATAACATGTATCGGTGAAATCTTTGACATGGACTTTGAAACGGTAGTAGCTGCTTTTTCAAAAAGCAGAAGTGATAGGGAATGGCTTGAAAGCATCTACGGTAAAAACAGATTCCAGAGAAGGTCATTTGTTGACGGTGTTCAGGGATACAACCAGAAATATGCAGACTTCTACACTCCTTCAGATGCGGACCTTTGCCGTGTTATTCTTGGATGGAAGCTTGAAAGCCGTGATGCTTATTTTTATCAGGACATGCTTGATGGAAGCTGGGGTTTTGTAGGATTGAATGAAGTTGATAAGATAGAGCAGATAAACCGTCAAAGGATACAGGAAGCTTCTTTGGCAGGAGTAGCTGAAGAAGATATTCTTCTTATCGAATACGAATTCAAGGTAGAAAGATACTGGTATTACAGGTATCTTACGCCTTGGGGAGACGTGCTCCAGGAAGGAAGAAGCCCATACTGGCATGGACAGCACAATTATGTATTTCACGCTTATCCTCTGATACACGGTCAGGTATTCAACTTCATTGAGGACTTCATAGACCAGCAGAGAAGCATTAACCGTACAATGACTCTTATAGACTTCATACGTTCATCTTCTGCAAAAGGACTTGTTGTTATTGATGAGGACGCATTCAACAGCATGAGCAGGGAAGAAATTGTTGATGAATATGTAAGGTACAACGGTGTGCTGTTCTGCAGGCTTAAAGCAGGGAAGGACATACGTTCTGTAATAACACAGCTAAACGGAGCCGGTGCCGTACAAGGAGACTATGAACTGCTTAGCTTGCAGTTAAAGCTTATCAATGATATTGCAGGAGTAAATTCAGCAATGCAGGGTAAGGAACCTTCTTCCGGAACAGCGGCTTCACTGTACGCTCAGCAGACGGAAAACGCGTCAATGAATCTGAAAGGACTGTTTGATTCGTTCAAGTCGTTCAGAAAAAGGCGTGACCTTAAGCTTATGCAGACCATACAGCAGTATTACAATTCTCCGAGATACATTGAACTTGCCGGAAAAGATTATTCGGAAGAATCTAAGTATTACAATCCTGAAAAGGTACAGGGGGCACAGCTTGACATCGAACTTACAGAAGGAACCAATACACCGACATTCCAGATGCTTGAAAACGAGTTCCTGATGAAACTGTTCGAAATGCAGGCTATCAATGTTAAGACTTTGCTTGAAAACTCCAGCCTTCCTTTTGCATCAAAAATACTGGAAAGTATCAAACGTGCAGAGCAGGAAATGGCAGAAAACCAAAGCATGACACAAATGGATCCAGCACTGATGCAACAGATTTCAAGCTACAATCCTAGACTTATAGGGAAGATGATGAACGATGCAAATGCTTCTCCACAGGACGGAATTGTACAAGCTGCCTAAACTGATGCTTCTGATACGATACGGGTTTTCCTCTTCTGGAATCCCGTATTTTTTTGTGCAAGCCTGTATGGCTTACCCTTTTTGTAACATACGTAAAGCCCTATTGAAGTAGACATGACACGGTCATCATGACAGCCTTCTACGGCACCGGTCTTTTTACCGTCTTCCTTAATTTCAAACTGTTCGTATTCAAATGTTGTCTCCAGACTTCTTTCTATATAGAGGAAATCCCTCATGGCAGACTTCATGAAATTAAGAACCATAGGCTTCGTTGAAGGGTTTGTATGAAAACCATATTTAACCGGTGCACCCTCCTTAATCTGTTCCGCACTTGTACGGCTGTACAGCTCGGTGTAATAATCCTTTATTTCGTCAAGTACGTATTCGAAGTTATCTCCTTCAGTTCCTTCCGTTTCAAGAGTGTTACTTTCCACAACAAGAAGCGCATTACCATAGGCGTATGCTATCTGAGCCGCTTTCCATATAAGCATATCATGTTCGATGTGTCCATGCCATTCAGCAACAACTTCAGGAACTCCACCTTCTATCATTGCTATCGTGTCGAATACCTTAATTGAAGAATAATCGGATTTTTCACCGGTACCACCAATATCTACCGATACTACATATCTTTGGTAATACAGATTTGCATCCTTGTCCGGGAGAAACCACACGTTAAGTATGTTGTCCTTTGAATCCTTCTTTCTTTTCATTTCCACAAAGTGAAGGTTATCAAATGCCTTTTCACCTTTCATTGCGTCTCCGACAAACTCACCATAGAATGCAGGTTCCATGCAGGTTTTTCTACATTGTTCAACATACCTTCTTGGGAAGTATGGTCTACCGGTTGACTGGAACGCTTCTTTCGGATCGGAAGGATATTCAGAACACATACGCCATTCCTCTTCCATTGACATCTTCTTTTTTCGGTACCATGCGATTGCTTCAAGTGTGGCACCAAGTTCAAACAAGTACATTTCGTATTCGTTCATTGTTTCTATGAACTGCCTGTACTTGCTTGGACCTATATATGTGGAGTACATATCTATCAGGAACCATGGTATAAATACAGGGGTGAAATCATTTTCTCCCTTTACCGCCTTTAACCATGTACGATGGAAGTAGTTACCAACACCCTTGGCGGTGGATTCAAGAACCTTAACCGTATACGGACCGTCGTTGATTGAACCAAAAATAGATTGCACAAGGTCTTCAGGCTTTTTCCCCTTTGTTTCCTTCCATAAACCAACCTCCGTAAGATGGGCCATTGATATGTTTTGCGAACGAAGGTTATCAGGTTTCTGTGCTGATCCGACAGAATAAAGGCACTGACAATACTGAATCTGCCTTGTCTTAGAGGAACCCTCAAACGGTTTTGTATCAAGCTTTACACCGTTTGCGGCCCACGAAGGATAGTGTTCAACAACTTTGGAAAGCATACCTGACACTATATTAGACTGGGATTCCACATCACCACATATAACGCTGTTCCAGTTCTTCTTGTGTATTATTTGAATCCATAGCATGTAAATCTGTGTGAGAGTGGAACCGCCCCACTGCCTGGCTTTCAACAGAATTATGCTTATAGGCTTGTTTGATGTTCTTAGTTCTTCAAGTGTCTTAAGATATGTTCTCTGTGCCCTGTTCAGGAAAAACCTTATATCCTCTCCACCTCCCTTCGGCGAAATAAGAGCGGTACTGTATGCCCAGAACTCAAAGTCGTAAGTAAACCTCTGCACACAGAATTCAACATACAGAAGGTTTGCTGTATATTCACTGTATTCCTGTTTTAAAATTTGTGTTATGTATCTTCTTACACCAAGTGCAAGTATAATCTGGCAGAATCCGGTTTCTATGAATTCATCCGGAAGCCACATTTCATTTAAAGGAAAATCTTCACATGTTACACGTGTTCTTTTAATAGAAAACGATCCTTCCCCGGTTATAGGGTTATATGGAGAGTTTATTACTTTAAGTCTCTCATTGTTAATCTCTATTATCTTTGAAGGAGACAGCATAACTTTCTATAAATTACGCTTGTAATATAAGAGAATGAAAAGCTATACACATGAATGAGTGTGTTTACTCCTTTCGAGAACAAGCCGGTGAATACATACGAAAACAATATAAGGCACAATGCCTTAACGAATATCTTTCTGCTGCATCCTGAAAGATAATATCCCATCATAACAGATATTACTGATGAAAATCCGCATGTAGGAACGCTTTTTGCTGATAGATAGCCTGAAATTGCCGGAATTAATATGCAAGAAGGTATTAGATAATAAACGTCTGATTTTCGCATTACGCGATAGTACGTCCAGAACACGAATGAATTAACGAGCAAGTGAAGAAAGTAGGAATGTACAAAGCTGTATGTGAATAACGTCCACCATGGAGAGGTAGAAGAAACGGCAAGATTTTCAACTGGAAGAAAGAATGAAAGCAGCCATACAACAAATAGAACTATTATGACCGGCATTTCTTCCTCAATCTATAATAACCGTATATTATTTCCCTGAACGTCTTCAGGTCTATGTAGTAAGAAGGTGCTTTTTCCTGCAGTATCTTTGCCAGAATCTGATAACCTACAAATCCGGTTTTTTCTTTATACTCCTTGTACCTTCTGTAGAGTTCCTCATACATGAGGATTGTATTCTTGTTTTTAAGCCCCAGCGGCTTGCCCCTGTCAATCTTTGATACATAACGCCTTGCGTTTTCATAACTCACATAAAATCTCGGAGCACCCTTCGTCATTACGCTTCTGATTATATCATCTTGCGTAAGAGAATATTTCCTAAGTGACTTCATCTCCTCAAAAAACGCATTTGCTATGTGCTGACGGCGGATTTCTGAAATGTCATTGTCCCTCATAACACAGCCTTTTCTACAAAGATACAAATAAAAGAAAATCATTATAACATATTACCCAAGTCTGCAATAATTATACCCAATTCAGCAACATTTGAATACCAAATACATTTTACTTTGCAATACACGCAAAACATGACAAACATACTACAGCATGGAAAAAGAAACAAATGAAAAACCGGCAGTGCAAGAAAATGCCGGTGTAGAAAAGGAAAGAAAACCCACCAACAAGGAAAGGTTTAATTCCATGATGATGGCAAAAATGGAAGGATACAACCCTGAAGATGAAGAGTCGTCCTATGGAATGCTTATCGAGAGTTACAACAAGAACGAAGAGCAGAAAAAAATCCTTTCCGATGCAATCAACAGGGACCCGAGACTTGCTTCTGTTCTTTCCGACATTGTAAGCGGTAAGCGTTCAAGCGGTAATGCACTTGTAAGGTATTACGGAAGAGACTTTCTTTCAGCTGAAGAAGGCACTCCTGAATACGAAGATATTGCATCTGCAGAAGAAGAAAGGAAAAAGGAAGCAGAAGAATTGGCTGCAAGAGAGAATGAGTACAAGAAGAACATTGATGAGTCTACTCCAATTATTGAACAATTCTGCAAGGAGAAAGGGTACAATCCTGATGATTTCCTTGATAATATCTGGGATAAAATCGCTTCTCCTATTCTTTCAGGTAAATACACGACAGAACTTCTTGCTATGATTGACAAGGCTTTCAATTATGATACTGACGTTAGTGACGCATTGAAAGCCGGAGAGGTCAAAGGGAGAAACGAAAATGTGCATAAAATGAGAAAAGACCAGATAGGAGACGGGATGCCAACCGGACTTGGAGCGGTTACCCAGAAAACCAAAAAGGAAAGCAAGCCAAAATCATTCCTTCAGCTTGCAAGCGAAGCATAACAGCCATAACACAAATAAAAATAAACACGACATGAAAAAAGTTATCAGTTTTTTGAAAGAAGAAAAATGGAGCCTGTTTTCAATCTGTCTGACTATCCTGTCAGTGATTATAGGTTCACCGTTTATGCTGGCCGCAGACGCAACAGCTACAGTGACCGTAACAGAAGGAGGTGCTCAGGCATCACCTGGACAGGCAGGCGTGGAAAGCCAGGTACCAGGACAAGCAACTACAGTTTCAGGCGCAGCAAGCGCAACAGGTGGAGTAGGAGGTGACGGACTTATCCAGCCTGACATTGATAAAGATATATTCCTTATTGGTACAGATGAAACCGTACTTGACGGAATTATGCGAAAGGCAAAAAGGCAAGTCCGTGTTCATAGTTTCGAAGTGGACCACTACCTGATTGACGAACAGAAAGCTGTGGTAGAAACTACTGAAAAATATACGGCAGCAAGCAGCCAGACCGCTGTAATTAAGGTTCCTTCAACCGATGCAGACTTGTTCCAGGAATACGGTACAATTATCGCAAAAGGCGTTAATGGTTACGATCCTACTGGACAGAAAGAACTTGAAGGTGTTGACCTTATGCTGTTTATTGTTGGTAAGGATGATTCAAACGGAGGAAGCCCTATCGTAAGAGCTGTGAACGGTCCGAAATCTCAATCAACCGACATGTATTGTAATGTTCCTACTATTGAGCAAGGAACAAAACTTATCCTTTTAAGCAACGCATGTGCAGAAACTCAGAAACAGGTAGCACCGGACCTTGTTGTTCCACAACCTACAAGAGTGTATCTGCAGAAGACAATCATGAATCAGATTATCTCTGATTACTTTGACAGTCAGAAGAAACGTATTCCATTCCAGAAAGCTACTATCGCAGAAGCGGCAGTAAAACAGTACAGAAGGAAAAATAACCGTACACTCTGGATTAGTCACAAAGGAAAGTTCAAGGTTAATCGTGGTCAGATGGGTGTTCAGGACGTATACACGACAGAAGGAATCAGATGGCAGCTCAAAAGGGAATGGCAGCACGATGGTGAATGGACATTTGAAGAAATCATTGCACTTGCAAAATTGAAATTCACCGGTAACGACTGCTCCAAGGAAGCTTTCTGGCTGATGGGCCGAGATATGCTTGAAAGCATACAGAACATTGACTTCACCAAGCACAAGGACATCACAATGACATCTAAGGAAGTATGGGGATTTGCTTGTACTCAGCTTCACACTATTTTCGGTGACTTCTACCTGAAACACGAACCTACTCTTGATGTTATCGGATATGCTAATTCAGGAGCAATCCTTGACATGGAAGGACTTGTTCGTTACTGGTATAAGAACGAAGAAAAATCAACTGAAAAAATTGAAGGTGAAGAAGCAAAAAGAGAAGCAGTTATTTCGATCAACGCTCTTGCACTGAAAGGTTACTCCCATATCTGGGTAGAAGGTGACGATAAAGGAAGCTTGCCGGGTGCCACTGTCGTGATTACCCATGACAATGCTTCTGATGCTCCTTCAAGTCCTGCTAAAGGTCAGATATACTATCTGAAACAGGCTTGTACAGGAATATCAGGTTCTAAAGCCGGTGAGTTCTGGAAATGGAACGGTTCTTCATGGGAAAAATACGAAGGTGAAATCTACACCAAGGACGAATTTTAATTCATAACCGTTTAAAAAAGGGGGGCTTATTGCCTCCCTGATATTGTATTATGGGAAAGATAGCATTATATAAAAAAAAATATGCCATTTACGGAAAAGTAGAAATGAGCGTTCTCATACCGGTAAACAACGCAAAGCTTCGTGTAAACTTTGCAAACGGTGTTATAACTCCATCCGGAATTACTCCTGCCACGTTCAGCACTTCTGATCCGGTAGTACAGACTGCAATCGAAAACAACAGGCTCTATCTGAAAGGGATGATAAAGCTTGAAAAGTCATTTAAGATTGGAGAGGTTGAAGTGGATGATGAGAAACCAGCTTCTGATGAAGAAAAAAATGAAAAGGAACCAGAATCACAATCATCCGTAAAATCATATCCTGACGTAAAGAACGTGCAATCTGCCAGGGAAATTCTCATAAGAGAATATAATGTTCCTATTGCAGAACTTCAGGACAAGGAAAGAATCAAAGTGAAATCAGAAGAACTTGGAATTGAATTCCCCAACTGGAAATAACTATGGTTAAGAAGGATGAAATAATATCAAAGGTAAAGGCGATAATGAATGAGATAGGAGAAGAAGAAACAAACTCCTCTCTGCTTGATGAAGACACTATTAAAATAGACCAGTACATAGAGTCATGTATCGGTGATGCTCTTGCCATGATAGTATTGAAATCCGCAATTCCCGTAAATCCAAAGAAAGGAACTTCAAATCCGGTTAACAACAATGATGGTACCGGATACATAGTTCTTCCTGACGATTTTCTAAAGCTTATTGCATTCAAGATGGAAGGATGGAAAAGAGCTGTTTCAGAAGCATTCCCACTTGATAGCGAAAAAGCAAAACAGCAATCAAACGAATACACAAGAGGTGGTAATAACAAGCCTGTATGTGTCTTGTCATATTCACCTGAAGGAAAGAAGATATTGGAATATTACAGCGTAACTGGTTCGAACCATACCGTATCAGTTTTTGTATATGAAGCTTCATACGAACCTTCATCCGGCATAAACATGGAATCTTCTGATGCTGTATTTTATGCGCTTTGCTATATGACGGCCGGACTTGTGTATTCTATTTTTGAAAACCAGGCTACAGCAGAAGAAATGCAGAAGATAGCAATAAACTACATTAACAATGCCGTATCACATTGATGAAGAAAACAGTGAGCTTGCATTTGAGGTATATGATGGTGACAAGCTTATTATAAGGCTTAAATCTGGTGCAGGTTCAGGTTCAGGTGGTTGCGATATATATATAATAAAGAGCGGTGATAATACGGAACCTACTGAATCAAATGTTTTTTCAGCAAGAAGAACTCTTTTAAATTTTTTGAGAAAGGATGATGAAGATACTACAGAATTCCTATTAAGGCTTCTTGGTGGTATTATATCTCCTTTTATTGAATCTCCTGATTTTATATCAGGCGTTCTAGGTGCAGGATTTTCTATAAAGCAGAACGCCAACAAACAATCTGTTGCCGAGTTTGACAAGCTTATTGTAAGGCTTAAGGCAACATTTCAGATGCTAGAAATTCTTAAGACGGAACTTGGAGGATCTGATATGTTGTTCAACTCTTCAGGAGCAAGGATAAAGATTACCGAAGTTGAAAGATTGGAACAGGAAGCATTTTTTATAACAGGAGATAAAGCATATTTTTCTGATGAAGACGAAATTTATTTTCCTGACATTTTCAGATGCTACTTCCTTTCAGATGATACGGAAGAAGCAGTTGAAAATCTTTTTAAATCGGGAGACTTTGCGCAGTCCAAGTCATTCAACATAAAAGATGGAGTGTACGAAAACGTTGGAAATCACTACTGGTGGAGAAAGGTTGTAGGAGTTGGAGATGATTATATAGAATTATCCACCGTTGACATGGATTCCGGAAGCGATGATCCGAAGGAAGGTGACGTTGTTGTACAGCTTGGTAATGATAAAGACCAGGACAGACAGAATGCGATTATAATTTCAGCTTTCGGTGAAAATGCCCCATACATATCAATGTTGCAAGGTATAGACAGTTACAGTCTTTCAGACAAAGCCATATTCACTGTCGGATATGACAGAGCCAACAAAGAATGTTATCTTAAAAATTATGGAAGGACTTATATAGGTGACCATAACAATAAGCGTTACTTTGATTTAAGCAAGAACGGGCTTGTTGTGAAAGCAACTAAGTTCATTTTTGAGACAGGAGAGGACGTTTCGGAAGAGTTCAAAAGCGTAAAAACATCAATATCTGTAATGGATGGAAAGATTTCCCTTAAAGTAAGTAACGATGATTTGGCTTCAACAGGTATTGACATAAATAAGAAAACTGTAACTGTTACTTCTGAACGTTTTTTCGTAAACAATTCAAAAGGTTCACCTATTGCAGTTTTCACAACTGATTCAAGCGGTAAACCAATATTGAAGGCTGACTATATAGACGTTGAAAATCTGAAAGTAAAGCATCTGGATGGTGCGGACGGTACGTTTTCGGGAGAATTGAAAGCAGCTACCGGCACATTCACTGGGGGCGTTGTCACAAACTCAGGTGGAAACAGGATTGTATTAGATCCGGATTCAAGACAAATGGCCCTAGTTTCAAATAAAGGAAATGTGCTTTCAAGCTGGTTCTTCTACAACAATTCCGGATACGAATCTGCTGCAATATCACTGAAAAACATTGAAGGTGAAACGCTTTACCTATACCCGTTTGACATCAGAATGAACAGCGGGAACAAGGGAACTCAGATAACAAACGGAGATATAAGATTGAATATGGGAGATTTGGGTATGATTATAAATCCTACTCAAATAACAATGACTGATGGTGGAAATTCTGTTACAGGATTTACTGGAAGCTTTTTGGTATATTCATTATATGATGAATCAAATCCATATGGAGAAAAAATATGGAAAAAAGTTAGTGTAAAAAATGGAATCATATATAAGATAGAAAACTGGTTTATTTAAAAAATAAAGATATGGGAAAAGGATTTTTGGATTATGATGCAGTAACGACAAATGATTTGTTACGTACAGTAAAAGAAAACAAGGACAGATTTCCTCTTGACTCTGATTTGAACGAATTTTCTGAAAAACTTCTTCCAAACAGTGTTATTTCAAGAGAAATAAATAAAATAAAAGATGCTACAAGCAATAATAAAGGATATTTCCTGAATGTTGAAAGCCTTAAAGATGCTTACCCTACAGCAAATGAGGGTAGCAAAGCCTATGTTGGAAACAGCTATCCATACATGATTTATTTATTCCAAGGAGGAGGGTGGATAAACAGTGGTCAGGCCGGAGGTGATGATACTTTCAACGCGGGAGATTTCTACACTAAATTACAAATAGACCAGCAGCGCGAAGTTATTAATGGTGAGATTTCACGCGTAGAAAATGGAGCAAACTATGAAGTGCTTGAATATGAAATAAACATAGCCACTACTCGTTTGAAGGTAGATGAAAAAAACAGAAAAGGTGGATATATGATTACATACAACCCTGGTACAGGTTGGATTAAGGAGCAGTACATTGGAGAGTTAACAGATAATGAAGAGTGGATAAAAGATGAAAATTGGAAACCGGAGATTCTTAATGATAGCATACAGGCAATAGCTGAAAATGCACAAAAGCAGGCTGATTTAGCGTCCAAAAATGCAAATATGGCTATGACTCAAGCAAATTACGCAAATGAGCAGGCTAATAATGCAAAGAACGCTGCATTAGGAGTAACAAGTGAAGTTTTAAAAACGATGCCAGTTGGTACTATGTTAATGTCAGCAAAAGGAAATATATTTGGAGAAGAATGGATTGAATCAGGTTCTTTTATTATTAATGAATTTGAAGAAATAGCAATTAAAGAGGCTCAGACTTATGCTTCTTACGGAGTATTTTCAGATGATAATGTGACATTTGTTGTTCTTGATACAAAAATGTTTTATTCAAAAGATGGATATTTGTGGAATGAATGTAACATTAAGTTTAATAATGAAGATTCTTTATCTGTAGTATCAGTTTGTCAATTTTCAAATAACATATATTATGCAATTGGATTTTCGTTTTCAAGATTTGCTCTAATAAAGTCAGAAGATGGAGGTGTTAATTGGAGTGAACTAGAATACCCATTTGGCGAAGACCCAATTATGTATCTTGTACGTTCAGGTGTTTATCTTTATGCGATTGGTAATAATGTTTGCTATTACATTTCAGGATACGAAGATGTATGGACTAAAGAAGAGACTGGAGCTACATTAGATTTTAGTTTAACCTCTTCTTCAGTAATACCTTACAAAAAAAGTTCAGATATTGGTATTATTTTAATTACTGGAAATAATGTATATTCAAGAAAGTCTTTTAGAGATAATTCATGGGAACAAAAAGCAAATTTCACAAGTACAAACTCTGATAACATAAATTATCTATATTGTTCTTATAGTGAAAAATTAGGATGTTTTTTAATTGCAACAATCGAAAGAAATTCAGTTGGTGGAGGTTCTATTGCTAAATTATATAAATCAGAAGATTTGGAATCTTGGGATGATATTACACATACTCTTCCAAATGGTGAAATAAATTATATAGGAGGTAATATAAATGCAGATGGTGTTTTTGTGCTATACACTGCAAATGAATATCTATACTCAAATGACTTGGTAAATTGGATAAGCGGGGAAAACCCATCAATTAATAACAGCCGTTTATGCAGTAATAATAAAAATATATTTGTAATTTCTATAAAAGGAATTTTATACAAATCAGACAATCCTATTTTTTCCCCTGAAATACCTTATGGATATGTAAAAATTAAATAATATAAAAATAATATACAATAATAAAAAATAAAAATGAAGAAGATACGTTACAACAGCTTTATAGCAAAATTACTTTGGAGTGAATACAATACAATCACACTGGCCGCATGGGTATGTACAAAATACAAGAATAAGGAAGAAATGCCCCAGAGAATACGAAACCATGAATGCACGCACGCAAGACAATGGGTAGAGTGTATGCTTGCAAGTGGAACAATCATTTGGGCATTGGTATTGTTCGCAAATATTTCGGCTTGGTGGTTCGCTTTGGCGTTTCTATCATTCTACATTCTGTATGTATTGGAATGGCTTGTAAAGATACCATTCTACGGTAAGAACGCATACGAGAATATCTCTTTTGAGCGTGAAGCCTATGCTTGTGAGAATGACAACAATTACATCGAAAACGGTGATTACTTTGAATGGATAAGATACATTTTAAGATAATCGTATTAATACCTTTTTATTAACATAAAATCAAAGATATATGACACAGCTTAATTTTACAAAGAATGGTAATTCATGGATTTCAGATGAGATACAGGTATCCTCTGATTTCAACATACACATTGAGAGAAGCCGTCCGGCACAGTTCAACATAATGCAGAAAACAAGCGGTGAAAAGTGGGCCGAAATACCGGAAGCAGAGAAGTACGCAAACAAGAATGTAATTGACGTAGACATACAGATTCTTGTTCCTAAGAGCATAAAGATAATAAGCTACTCAGAAGTTACACAGGCTCAATACACGGCAGTATGAGAACAAATGTTATAAAAAGCCGGCTAAAGGCAAACATAATAGGTGATGGAAGAAAGAAATCAAATCCTTCACCTCCTGAAGAAAACATAACTGATGCGCTTCTTATGGAAGACGGAAGCCTGTTCTTAATGGAGGACGGAACCTACTTCAAGCTGGAGAATCAGGAAAATTCTTCTGCACCCAAAAAATCATATTGGAACTTTTAAACATTGAATTATGGCAATAGAAGGAACGAAGTTATCTGAACTTAAAAATAAGGTTGAAGATATAAAAGGAACTGAGCGTATATACGTGACGGATGGAAGTGGTGTGCCTAAGTATATTGAGACAAGCCAGCTAGCAACCCAGAAGGACTTGGGGGATATTGAAAAAATACTTGACAAAATTATAGGAGGTTGATTATGGCAATATCAGACAAATTACAAAGTATTCTCGATAGCAAAGCCGCAATTAAGGCCGCTATAGAAGCAAAAGGTGTATCAGATGTTGGTGATGTGCTAGCTGAATACCCTTCCAAAATTAATAGTATTCAGAATGGAGCGAGCGACTACGAATTGGAAGCAAAAATGCTTGTATTACCCGTAAGCACTACCACAATTACGACCAAAGACAATAAAACAGCGGCAATAGCCACTAACGACCACATTAAGATAATTGATGAGAACCTGAAACAATACACCGTTAAAGAATGGAATGACAGGACTGTGACTAATGGATTTGACAACTCTTTATCTGCTAAACCTATAGGATTTTCACTCGAATGCAATGACGTAAGAGTAAATGTAAGATGGCCTTACGTAGGTAAGATTTGGAATTGCTTGGGAACTTCAAGTGCAGACAATTCTATGCAGCATTCAATTTTTGAATACGACCAAAGAACAAGCGCAGGAAGCGGTGAAGATTACGTACCTTCACAAGACGGCAACCTGGGAACTAATACCATTGGCAGTTACAATGCGGCAGATTGGGAGATTACGGATAATGGAGACAACTTAACCCTTTATTGCGGCAACACAAAACAAAGTTGGACTATGTCGAAAAATTGCGGTAACGCCAACTTTATGGTTGCATTCAATTACAAAGACAGAAACGATGCGATGATAGCACAGAATGAATGGATGCGTCATAGATTCGCAATCTGTAGCGGTATTCAGACAACTGAATCGGACGGAACGGTTAAGAGTGTCGAGATACTTAATGCGAACGGTACACAGGCGGAAGTCGGTGAGGATATGTATTTCTATATAGACGGACAGAATACTACACTTAAGGCTAAGTATAACCTGAATAACAGGCATGCTGTAAGTTCGGCTTACCTGACTGACGAGATAGCGGAGTACATCTATTCAAAACAAGTAGAGAATGGAATTAACATGAACGATACGGGTGTTAATTCGAAAGATAAGCCTATTCTTGTTAGAGGTGCAAAAGGAGCGGAAGCTATAGCCGTAAACGGTTACTGGTATATTATCACTCCTTACGTATCAAGGCCGAACGGCACGCAGACAAACTTTGATTATAACATAATTGACTCTCCTGCAATTTACTATTGTGAAAGTGTTGGTGACGGTGTATACTTGTGTGGAGACAATGAATTGTTACCTATATGGACAAATAAGAATATCATAAACGGATTGATAAATTATTTGAGAGGTTATGAAGGAAGGACAGAAGAAATCCCATCTTATAACAGCGGCTTCGCCTGGTCGTGCGTTAGGGGCGGTGGCTTCAGCGCGTGGTGCGTGAATTTTGGCATTGGCTACTGTGTCGGCAATGGCACGAACGGCAGGTATAGTGTGTGGCCGGCCTCGGCTTTCTAAATTGGTATAACCGATGGCGTGCGGATGCACGCTATCTTAAATGATAATGATACGTGAACAGAGCAAATCATAACAGACTTAACACTCCGATAATCACAAGAGTAATAGAGTTGAATAAATACCTATTACAAATATCGGAAAGAGCAAAGAACATAATCAAGAGAAACTACTTGGATGCGGTTCTCAAGAAAGGTGCAACTTTATTTGACTACGCAATGCGTCAGTTGAAAGGATTGGACTACAAAAAAAGGGCGTCTGATTTGGTTTACGAGATACAAAGTAGTGTATACTTTATATCCGCTTTAGGCGGATGTGACGCAAGGTCATGTGCAATAATAGACAGATTTTGCGATGAGGTATTGGTAATGCTCGGGAAGTTAAGTAACGTCAGCCCCGAAAAGTCTTGAACTATGTCGGCAGAACGATTTTTATTGAAAGGTCTCCATGCTTGCGATATGCAAGCTATGTCGAATAATGGAGAAGAGAGCGGCAACGCCTGGTCGTGCGTTAGGAACAATGGCAACAACGCGTGGTACGTGAATTTTGGCAATGGCAACTGTAACAACAATAACACGAACAACAGGTATAGTGTGTGGCCGGCCTCGGAGTTCGATAAGATAGTAGATGATTGGCTTCAATCTGAAAGAGAATGCTATAAAAACAAGCATTCATCATTTGAAGCTGCACGTTATCATTATCATTTGTCTAATATATACGACTTGGTTGAAAGAGTAAAAAACAATTATAAACCAACTACAAGTACATGTTTTGTGCTTCAATACCCGGTGTATAGGGAAGTTTTTGCAGCCAACTATACGGACAGGATAGTGCATCATTATATAGCACCGATGATTAGCACGGTAGCCGAGTCAGTTCATAGCATAAACGGGAATGTAAGCCATGGGAACAGGACTGGTTATTCATCGTCTACCGCAGTAATGCAGATATATAACAACATCAAGGAAATGTCAAACGGATATAGAGATTCATGCTATGTGTCAACGATGGACGTAAGCGGATTCTTTATGTCAATAGACAAGGAGATGGCATATAATATATTCAGGTATTATTCGGATTTATATTATAAAGGGAGCGACAGACACGATAAACTTATGATTCTGAAAAAACTTATGGAACATAATCCTACAGAGGACTGCATAAGAAAGTCACCTATAAGGATGTGGGATAATGTTCAGAAAGAAAAAAGCCTTTTTGGAGCAGGATACGGAAAAGGTCTTCCAATAGGTAATTTCTACTCTCAACTTATAGCAAATATTCTGATGTCCGCTGTTGACGAAAGAATCACAAGCATTGACGGATTGAAATACACAAGATTCGTTGACGACATATGTCTAGTCGCTAAGACTCCGGAAGAAATAGTTGAAGCAAGATATATATTGTATGACACTCTGAACGATTTGAAGTTATTGCTTCACCCTAAAAAATTTTACATACAGCCATATTGGCATGGAGTTAAATTTTGTGGCAAGGTTGTTAAATGCAACCGGATATACATATCAAACAGAACAGTTGGGGCAATAACGGAAAAAATAAGAATCTATTCTAAAAACCCAAGCCTGGATACAGCAAAACATTTGATGCAAAGCATAAACAGCTACTTTGGATTGATGAAAAATACGGCATCTTTCAATATCCGAAAAAGGATAATGGGTATGGCTTTAGATAGTTTCTCTGAATGGCTATACTTTGTAAAGAAAGGAGAAGTTTATATATGTAGAATAAAGGCTAAATATAACCCTGTAAAAACAAGTATTCGTAACGCTAATCGTTTCATAAAAAAGCATAATGGGAAGAACAGATATATACGGAAATCTAAAAATAGAAGAAAATAACGGAGTATTAATAGCTAAATTCAAAAAAAGTATGAAATACGGAAAATTAAACAATGAAACTCTTGATATTAAAGAGGTTGAAAATGGAATGGAAGTAGGCGGCAGTCTTACCGAACAGCAGATTATTGCAAATGGGTATAAACCCGTATGTGAAGTGGAGAAGTCTGGCGATTCAACTTTTTGTGTGTATAAGGAATACGATGTATGCTTTGTTCAGATATGGAAACGAGACGGCGAAGAAGTGCAAGAAGATGAGATTTGGACTTCTGAAAGCGAAACAATGCCTAAATTCTCTGATTTGGAAAGATTGAAAAGAGACACAGCTATGGTTAATGAGAATATAAACTCATTAGGCCTATCTAATAATGAAGCATTGTCGGTAAAAGAGTTTTACCCCGTGTGGAACGAAAACTCGCTTTCAATCAATAAGGGCGACAAGTATCAGCACAACGGAAAGCTGTATGAAGCCGACCAAGCACACACAAGCGAAGCGAACTTTGCACCCGACAGAATGAGTTCAATTTGGCATGTAGTAGTTGAAGGCCACGCTGGAACATTGGAAGACCCGATACCGTACAACGAAGAATTAAATCCGTTATGGCAGGGAATGATATTGGAAGAAGGAAAGTATTACACGCAGTCAGGAACCGTGTATAAGTGCACAAGAGACAGTGGAATTAAACTGACACAAAATTTGGCCGATTTGGTTGGCCATTATGTTGAACAAATAAAATAATAATCTATGAAAGTAATTGATTGGTTAAAGGAAAGCAACAGAATGTCACATCTTAAAGCAGGATTTATAATCTGGATTGCTCTTATGTTTGTTGCTTCATGCTGTTTATCATGCTTCGATTCTATTTTAGGAATTACGAAGATGCAGGAAGGGGCTATTGCCATAACCTGCACAGTTTTGTCTGATGCGGCTGTTTTAATTGCTATGTGTTCAGTAGAATACATACAAAAATTGTCAGGAATAGGAAAGTGGGACTGGCTTGATGTGCTAGCCGGCTGTATTTTCCCTATTTTCGCTTCTTTATTTGTATTCGCATTTTCCATGATATATTAATTTGTTGTTATACATTACATATTTGTACTTATTTAATTTTGATAATAGATTTGTATTTGATACCTTTGTAGAGTAATAACATAATAAAATCAATGATGTATGGCGAAGAAAATTAAAGAAACGAAGACACCACTAGGCGGTGGATATGTGGGCCTTCCTAAGACAAAAACGACTAAGAAATGATTAAGAAACTGGTATCCTTGCTGAGGAATAAATCAGCAAGGATATTTTTTAAGATTTACGAACCATTTGTTTATTCGCTGTGTCTGTCCATCGTTTCCTGTACGTTCATGATTGATTACTTTTCTGACGGAACGTTTATTTCTCAGGAAGACTACGATAAACGGGTGTTTCTTATGTCTTTAATAGGAGGATGCTCAATACCCACAATAATAAGAATCATATCATATTCTTCAGGGTTGTGCAAGTGGTATATGGCAAACATAACATGCCTTCTTATCAACAACATGTCCGGATTTGCCTACTACTTTGGCTGGATAGGTTACATTCCATACGTGTTTATGGCAACCGGTCTTAGCTGTGCAGGTGTTATGAGTTTCCTCGTATTCAGGATATTCTACCGTATTACTGACGAGGTATGCCTCCGTCGCACAGATTTATAAGAATAAAGAATATCTGCAAACCGTATTGTCGGAGAAGTTCAACATCGAATTTCTTCGACTTTTTTATACATGTATATACTCCAATTATCTCAGTCGACTTGCTTATATTGAACTTCCTCTTTATATTTTCTATATGCTTGTCTACCGTTTTCGTAGATAGGAACAGTCTTTCAGCTATTTCTTTCTGTGAAAAACCATGACCGGCAAGTTCAAGCACTTCCATTTCTCTTTCTGTAAGTTCAGGGTTTCCCGCTTCGCTAATTGGGGAATTTTCCTTATTTTCAATGCGTTTCATGTCGTGTAACTTTGTGTCCAGCTAAGATAAGAATTAATTCTTAGCCTGCAAAGCCTGAAGCATTTAGAGGGCGCACAAAATAAAATGTTATGACATTAGATGTAAACGGCAAAAACTACAGTGTTACCAGTCAGGGACAGGGTAATCTGAACACGGTACTCGGTTCTCTTGGTGCAGCTTCATTCCTGGGGTTAGGTGCAAACGGTTGCGGAAACGGAATCCTTGGCGGAATGTTTGGCGGAAACAGATGTGACAATTACGTCACAGAAAGGGAACAGAATCTTGCTATCGCTCTGGCGCAGGCACAAAGCAAGGACGTTGCGCAGTCTTTTTCACGTGAAGAAGACACTAAAATCTTCAACGAAGCACGCAGGACAGACGATAAGCTGGCAGCTGTTCTGGAAAAAACAAACACTGGCCTGATTGAGGTTGCAACAGGACTGACAAGAGTTGACGCTAAGGTTGCCTGCCTTGAAAAGGACATTGCCTACATGAAGGAAACAGCACAGCGCAACTTTGTTGACTCTAAGGCTTACACCGACATGCAGGTTTCACACGAAGCTCAGTTGCGTAAGGCCGGTGACGACAACATTGCAGCCTGGACCCAGACAGAGTTGAACAAGAAGATTGACGGTACATTGAAACTTGACGGAGGAATGGTATCTTGGAACGGATGCCGTCCGGTTCTTCAGTCTTGCCCTTGCGGATCAGAACAGAACCCGTACTTCATCAATTCAAGTACTCCGGACGTAACAGCAATAACAAATGCTGTTCTGGCCGCAATCAAAGCTTCTCAGGCAACTGCATAACAAAAAGCATAAAGGGGAGAAATTTCTCCCCTTGCTTTATAATAAAAACACATCGAAATGGCATACAGTAATTCAGACATATTAGCTGCCGTGTTAAGCAGATATGTACAGCCGATAGCAATTCAGTTTGCACAGGCAAAAATAAGTTCATGGCCTGTAATACAAGGATTGGAAAACAAGGCAAAAGCTTCAGGATGGGTAAGCAGTAACTGGTCTATAGCAAATGAAATTTCAGCTTTTGTGGAACCAGTTACAAATGCTGTTGCAAGGCCTTTATTGAAACAGTATCTAAGTAATATCCCGGATGCGGCAATACCTGAAATGGCACATGGACTTGTAGAAAAGGCAATACAAAATGGAGGTCTTGAACTGATGGAAGGCCGACTGAAGTTTGACATGAATGACCTTAGGGAATTAAAGAATCTTCTTGACTATAATCTTCCTTTACAAAAGAAGGAGGAGTATGAAGTCATAACTTCAAAAAAGAAAGAAGAAAATCCGGAAGAAATTAAAAAGTAGAACAGATTATGACAAAAGAACAGATGATGCAGGAGTACGAAAGGTACAAAAGCAGAATAATAAACTCTAAAGATATTAAGCACATGGAAGTGTTGTCTGACGTGTGCGAATATCTTTTTGAGCAGGTGTCTATGAAAATGCCGGAAGTGGCAGAAAGCGCATTGTCTCACCTTGCAAGCACTGAATGGGACAACTATCTTTCCGAGCAGGAAGCTAAGAATATCAGTATTCGTACCGTAAACCAGGACGGTATAAAAGGTTTCCACTGGAATCATGACGTGTTCATCAAGGCGGTTGAGAGCCTTGGAGGTATCACTGAAGAAAAGCCGTATTACAACTCATACGCGCTCTGTGTAGTAGCAAATATGGTATACTCCGACCACGCACTGAGTATTGCCATGGATATGGGTTACAAATCTCCTGCCGAGGTTCCAAATGAAAAGATGGCCTTGTCTTGCTACAGGAAAGCCGTAGAAATGCTTAAGGACATTGACCACGGATTTAAAGCAAGGAAATACTTTAAATGCAAGATGTACAACAATTCACCAATGTAAACTGGTTGATTTGGGTAATATGTTATAAATGAGGTCCTGACGGTTGTATAATTGTCCGGACCTCATTTATTTTTTGATGTTAAATCGGTACATTTGCCTTTATGGAAGATAAAGGTGTTATTTCTGGAGCAATACAAGGAGGATTTGCGAGCATCGCAGTCGGATTTGTAAGTGAATCACTTAACCACATGATACCGTGGCTTATAGTGAGTTTTGTTGTGATCATGACCGACCTTGCATTTGGTGTAAGGAAGAGTTTGCTAACAGGTGAGAAAGTCAGGTTTTCAAGAGCCATGCGTGCGACAATGGGTAAGATGGTGACATACTTTGCATTTGTCTGTATGGTATGCATGCTTAACGTGGCTTCCGGATTGAACTGGCAGATTGACGTTTATTCCTGTCTGCTTGTATGCTTTATTGAAGTATGCAGCATATTTGGAAACATACTAAAGCCAAAAGGAATAAGAATTGACCTTCTTGGAGCGGCTAGGGTATTTGCAAAAAAAGCTGCAAACGTAGACAGTGAAGACGTCAAATGTATTCTTAGAGAAGATAAACAAGATAAAAACGACAAAAATGAAAACAATGAGAAAGATTGAAAGAGTTTTTGTTCACTGTACCGCAAGCCGGCAGAGTGCAACAGTTAATGACATCAAGGCTGAATTCAAGAAAAAGGGATGGAAGAATCCTGGATACCACTACCTTATTGAAAAATCAGGAGTTATAAGCCAGCTGCTTGATGATTCAGGTGTAAGCAACGGTGTAAAGGGTTATAACTCTACTTCTATAAACGTGGCATATATCGGAGGTATTGACGACACCGGAAAAGGTGTTGACAACCGTACAGAGGAACAGAAGAAGTCGTTGAGAAACCTTCTGAAAATACTTCACAAGAAATATCCTGATGCCGAGATAATGGGGCACCGTGACATCAGTCCTGACCAGAACAACAATGGAATTGTTGATTCATGGGAAAGAATCAAGGAATGCCCATGTTTTAACGCAAAAGAGGAGTACAAGGACTTATGATTTCTGACACATTAGTTGTCCTTCTTATATTCGTCATGCCTGAAATGACGGAAGTGAACAATGGAAGACAACACAAGTTCAGGGAGCTTTTTGAACAGGCTGACAAGGATTTTGACAGAAAGTACGGAATTGATATTGAGAAACTGAAAAAAGCTTCTTCAGAAGCCGTAATTGAAGCGGAAGAAAAGACAAAAGAAGAAAAGAAAAAAGCATTGGAACCGATAAAGTTTGAATGGCCATGAAAGCAGTAATTCTTATTATCATTTTGGTTTTATCCGGGTGTGCATCTTCCAGGAAAAGGAACTCTGAAGAGTACATAATATCTTCACTGGACAGAATAAGCGAGAGGGCGGATTCTGTTACAAGAAACATGTATCATTATTCTGTAAAAAAAGAAAGCGTTACAGGCGAACTTGTAATCAAGAGTACGGAAACAAAATTCTCCGCACCTGACAGTTCAGGGAACCAGCATATAATATCCAGAACAGAAACGGAGTCAGTGTACAAGGAGACATCAGACGCAAAGACAGATGTATACAATGAAGACAGGATGCAATCCGGATCGAGAATAAGGGATTCAACTCACCAGGATATAGTCTATTCAAAGGAAGTTGAGAAAGAAACAAAAAGGCCGGCAGCATTGACATGGGTAATAATATATTCTGTAATAGCTTCGCTGGCATATATTATATACAGATTCATACTGAAAAAATAATATGCTGGATATAGTCATAGACATAAATACGCAAAAGGTATACGATGAAGTGTATGCAATCACATCACATACAGGAAAGGCAGCAGGTAACATAGACGGAATATCATTGTCAGAAGATGAGATAAGAATTATAGAGCCGTTCATGAAGGAAAGTGCCGGAGAGCTTGGCGACATTCTATCGTATTACGGAACATTGTCTGTAAATTCCGATAAAATATCCGTTTCATTGTCTATGCCATCCAACTGGAAAGAATCTCTTAAAGATTCTCTTTCGCAGTGTATTTCCAATTACATATCAAACTCTATATGCCAGAGATGGTTTTCAATTTCTGACAAGGAGGACGTGAAATACTATGCCGACAAAGTTCTTGTAAACGAAAAGAACATAAACAAGATTTTAAGCGAAAGGAAAAAACCTCAAAGACAATAATAAGACATGGATAAGAAAGCCATACTTGACAAAGTATACACACGGACCTACTATATTGGAGAGTCCAGAAAGAGAGAAAACATAGATGCAAGTATCATTCAGGCGTGCGAGGACAATTCCGACATTCTTGAAGACTATTTTAAGTCCGCATTGAATGAGCTTAATTTTTACTCACAGAAAAGACTTGTAAAGGTTGTCATGAACGAAGAAACAATAGAAGTTACAAGCGAAAGGGTAAAAAATGAGGAGTTAAAGGAATGCCTTGAAAATCTCGTATCAGACTATCTTGCAGAATATGTGTTGTTCAGATGGCTTTCTGACAACGGATACAGCATAAGTCCTGAAGGAGTTTCAAACGCCCTTGAAAACGTGAAGGACTGTATATGCGCTCTTGCACCTAAAGTAAGAAGAAGGGCCGCAAACATGGGAATATAAGAAAGGGAAGCTAAAAACTTCCCTTTTCTTTTTTCTATCTGAGCCTGTTCGTAAAGCTTTCATCCACATTCATTTCTATGTAGTTGATTGATACGTCAGTCCTAACACCTCCTACAAGACACACCATGAAGTATTTGTATGGCCTGCTCTTGTTCATCTTTGTAACCAGGTCCCTTATATCAGCCATCTTTTCCTTTTTAGCAACCAGTTCAAAGTGTTCAGCGTCATTTGAAGCAAGTACATACATTCCTACGTCAGAAAATATATCTACCGTGTCACCTCTGAACATTACCGGCTCACCTTTTATGTAAAGGTCGGAAAGGCTTCTTTTTACTATTCCCCTTAAAGCTGTCTGAAGTATTCGCTTGTGTGTAAGAGTACCCATCTTGATAGGCCTGCTTATAAGTGCTATGGTAGACACGCTTCTATGGGTGTTGTTAAGGTCAAGTATCTGGTTTCCGCTTACAGCCCACGTGTAAGGGTAGGAGTTGACGAATGAATCTATATTCTGTGATATTTTATGCCATTCCCCGGTCTTCAATGAATAAACGTACGAATAAGGAAAATTCATGTTTGCAACAACAATTTCCTTTGCTTCATAGTTGTATCCTATCTTTGCTTCTTCTATATAGTCAGGGAATACAACGCTTGATATATCGTCACCCAGAGAAGCTACATCTAATATCTTAACTATTATAGGTGAAGATACGGAACATGAAGAAAGGAATCCGTATATCTTTTCCGAGATTAGCTCTGTAACAGTTCCGTTAATTACCATAAGACCGCGGTCGGTTGAAAATGCGACCATAGTATCAAGTCCGCATATAGAATCCGGATTGTTGCACACGTCACGCGTAACAGGTGTCTGATTTGAATATGCGACTTCTCCGCTTCCTACATTCATGGCGTATATACCGTCTTTGGTGAATACGTAAAGAGGGAACTGGCCGAACTGTCCTTGAGATAGGGCCACGACGTTTGACTGTACTCCGACAATATCAGTATTGAACTGATAAACCTGGTCAGCAGGGAAGAAAAACGGATTGTTCAGGTTTGAAACATACATTACATTTCCTTTTTCGTAATCAATGTTGTCTGTTGTTTCTCCAACTTCCATGCTTTCAAAATCGCTTATCTTTATAACGTCAAAGAACCCTGTATTTTGTTTAACGCTTCCTCTTTCATATTCATATTCCTTACAATAAAATGAAAAATCAAAGTAATCACTTTTTTTCAAATCAATCTGAATTCCTACAACCGGAACATTATATTCATATCTATATATGATCATCTTGTATGCCCTGCTGTCAGGGTACATGATGAATGTCCTTATGTATTGACCTATTTCCCATTTCTCTATAACTTTATCACCGTCTGAAGCATGAATGTATATGTGTATCAGGAATTGATATTCCTTTGCGGTAGAAGACACTCTTACACCACTTGAAAGAGTTCTCTTTATTCCGATAAGATGAAGCCTGTTGTTATATGAATAAGACGATTTTGGCAATATTGAATGATGCGTGTTAAAACTGTCAACCATGTGCGGAAGGGTTGCAAGGTTATCTATAGAAACGTCAATATCAACAGATTTTTTTGTTTCACCAAGTTTTAACGATGTAATATTATACATCAGGCTGATATTATTCGCCCTTTCAATCGGTTTCTTGCAGTTCATCTCAAACTGTGATATATAGACTCCGAAATAATCTTTCTGCAGTCTTGTCCTAAAATTATCGGTGGAAAATATTTCTATTCCTATTATAATATCGCTCCATGCGGAAAAATCATATTCTTCAAAAAAGAATGAAGGCTTAAAGCAAAGTATATGTGCCTTCATAACTCCATTCGAATTTGTTTGAGCAAAAAACTGATTTGAATAACCTCCGGACAATTCAATATTCTGGGGGTTATTCCTGTCTCCATAAGTAATAGTCACTGAATCATCAGAATCAAGGAATATAATCTGTATTTCAGTTGACTTGATATAACTTCCGTCAAACAGCCTGAAAGCCGCGCAAAACGCAGCAGAATAGCAGTAACACCCGTTTTTATTAGCTTCGCTAAGAACTTTAGTGAAGTTACCATACCTTACTTCATCATCGTTATCTGATATTTCATCTATTTCAACGGAAACAGCTTTCACTTCCTTATCAATTCCGAATTCAGGTACGTCAGGAATTTCACCAAGATAAATATATGAACCGTTCCTGAAAAGGATATACCTTATACCTTCATCTGTTATTACCGATATTGTATTTCCTATAAATTCTATGCTTTTTGCCTTCAAATCACCGGTCATTATAGTTTCTGATGAAAGATCCTCCGGCATTTCGTACATCTGGCCGGACTCGGTTATTCCTATATACCTTTTAGCTATAGAATGATGGTATATCTTGGAATACGTGTGTGCAGTCTGCTTTAGCATTATCGGTTTACCGATCGGTTCTATACTTGAATTGTTCACGCGAGCATTAATAAGCTCCATGCATTCACCGTCAGCACTTATTCCATCGTCAGTGTTACGGGTTATTCCCTTGAATTGTATCTTTATATTTTCCATAGAAGCAAATTAACTTATTACTTATCAATGTCATTTGCGTTTTCAGGAATTTTTTCTGAATGTGGTTTCATTTCTTCCATTTTACAATGCAGCATTGCAATAGCGTTCCATGCCACCTGAGCTATATGCAGACACCCTGTTTCCTGGTCAATTTCATTGCCTTTCTCAACTTCCGTCAGGTGCCTGAGCATTGCACCCTTGTATCTCTGGTATCCGTCAGGTAAGTTCTGCCACTTGTTAGGTCCGTATTTCTTGGCTCCTGCAGTATATACTTTCGCTATTTCCTCAAGCTCCGGCCATGGAAGAAGATCCATCATTACCTTATCGTCTTTACGGTCGTTCTTGATGCTATTGTTTTCAATTTCATCAATAATTTTATCGAGTTGGGAAGTATATATATGAAAGCATACAGAATCATCTCTAATAAATTCACATGATTCATTATCAATATTTTTAATTGTTAATGTTTTACATGCTATATGACTTGCAAAATAATTACCTATTTTGCATTCTTTTACAAGATATTCATAATCTTTGATTTTAACTCTGTCACCTACTTTGTATTTCATAATTAAATATAATTACTTTATAAGTTCGAAATCATAAACAAACACGTATGGGTTGCTATCCCAGTCACCTTTCTTGCCTACTTTGTCAATCAATGCAGCATAAGCATCTTTCGGCAAACAATAAGGTTGAATCTCGTTTGGAATATAATAAACATCCATAAAATGCGTATCTGCACTACCACACTGGCCTATTTGTATTCCTTCTGCCAGACAATCTTCATCGGATATATCCTGCAAACGCTCAATTCTTACGTTGGTGATACGGATAAAGTGAAGCATCAACTCGGGCTTAACGAATAATTTGTTAGTCCAGATTTTCTTTCCACGATAATTCACTGCTATCATATTCCACTTTTGAACATCTTTATCCGATACACCATCAAACTCACATACTGTCATGCCATGTGCTGAATGATTGTAGGAATATGCCGATTTATAGTAATCATCTATCGTTTTGTAACTTTGTGCAACAGCTACAATTTCACCAACTTTCAACATACAGAACTTAGTGTTTCTTATATCAATAAAATCACCAAATTCATTTTCTACTACAAGGGTATCATCTCTTTCATCCCATTGCAAAGTGAAAAATTCTTTTGGAATAAATCTTCTTGTCTGCGTCTTTCTTCCTTCAAGTACGGCTTTTGTAAGTCCGTACTTATCGTTGAACATTATCTTCTTCATATCTATTCCTCCCAATTATCTGTAGTTCCTAATAAGTGTGCGGTTTGGTCGTTGTAAGGGATGCACTGAGCCCAAACCACATTTCCAGTACACATATAATTACATCCATCTGAATTATTAAAAAATATATCTGGCTTCCAAACACCATCATCGTAATCTCTCACCAGCACCTTGTCAAACGGCTTAAACTCACACTTCGGCTTTATTTCAATACCTAACATTTTCAAACATTCTTTAGCTTTCGGTTCTTTGCTTTCTTTGAGTGCTTCGATAAGTTTTTGTTTTTCTGATTCGGTAGCCAATCGCGCACCAACATTTAACACATCCCTCTCGTCTTCTTCGTAAAAATGCAATTTCCCATTTCTTAATTCTGCATAATAATGTGCAAATACATCATTTACATTACGAATTACGTCTGCCATTGTGATTGATATAGTATCAAACCCATCATAAGCTATCACATCCCCATCCTTAAAAGTCATGTATTCGGGGATTTCAAGCATTAGGTCATATTTTTTTAATGTACAAGTCTCATCTGTGTTCCATATACCTTCATTTGTGTAACTTCTATAATTCTCCTCAAGCCCATCATCCACAAGAGCAGCAAGATGATATGTTTTATCTTTCTTATCCCAACATAATATTCTTACGCTATCACCCTCACGTGTTACTACCCTACCTTCTATCTCACCGTTTGTAATTTTCTTTGCCATTTCCACATCAAAAGGCACTCTAACCATTTTATTTTCCATATTCATTTACTTTTTAAATGTTTCAAAACATCTTTGTTGGCTTCTAAAATCTCGTCAAATGATGGAATAGGCATCCAAGCAATAATTTTTTCACCACCAAAACTCCATACACCGTCTGTATAATACATGTAGTGATTATCTCCAAAATACACATCAGTATCAATTCTTACCATTCCGTTATATTCAAACAAAACAAAAACTTTTTCATTTTCCTGTGGCTTTCTTTCATCTACCATTATCCACTGAATTTTCAACGCTTCATCCCAACCTTGCAAATACGCTTCCCTCAAATCCTCACTCGTAAAACACGGCTGTTCATTCATCCGTGTTGCGTTTAAAATATGAGGAAACATTTTGTCATGCACGCATCGGGTTGCTTTATCTTCTTTGTTCATATCATTACTTTTTTGTATCTACATATCCATTTTCAGCGCACCAACACAGCATTTCGTAGGCTGCGTCAATAAACTCTACTTCATTTAACGAAATAAGTAAATTATCGAGCCAATAATAAGACACGAAATATCTTTGCGGATTCCTGAATACTTCCAACTGATAGTTTTGATTTTCTTTTTCTATTTCCGTTGGCAGCAAATCCAAAATATCTTGCAAAGTAAATGTCCTTACATATTGACAATTAATTGTCGTAAATCCACGCGCTAATCTTAG